CCAAGGCATCCAAGGGAACACTGGAGCAACTGGTGCCACTGGAGCAACTGGTGCCACTGGTGCTCAAGGCATTCAAGGCATTCAAGGAAACACTGGTGCCACTGGTGCCACTGGTGCCACTGGAGCCCAAGGCATTCAAGGAAACACTGGTGCCACTGGTGCCACTGGAGCCCAAGGTATCCAAGGGAACACTGGAGCAACTGGTGCTACTGGAGCCCAAGGTATCCAAGGGAACACTGGAGCAACTGGTGCTACTGGAGCCCAAGGTATCCAAGGGAACACTGGAGCAACTGGTGCCACTGGAGCAACTGGTGCCACTGGAGCCCAAGGTATCCAAGGGAACACTGGAGCAACTGGTGCCACTGGAGCCCAAGGCATCCAAGGGAACACTGGAGCAACTGGTGCCACTGGAGCCCAAGGCATCCAAGGAAACACTGGTGCCACTGGTCCAGTTGGAGATTATGTAATATCATTTAACGGACTGACAGGTGCAGTTACTGGTGTTTCTTCTGTAAATGGTGTTACCGGAGCGGTTACAAATATTGCAGTAACAAACGCAGCTCAAACATTTAGTGGATTGCAATCATTTAGCACGGGAATTTGTGCTGCTGGATTTACATTTACTGGAAATACATTCTATACAAATTCTTATTTTGCTATAACTACTCCTCTTGTTGGATCAGAAGCTCCGGGCCAAACCAGCATAATATTGAATGCTGGAGATGGTAATATCTCCCCCGATCCAAATTACGTTAAATTTAATACTACAACAGTAGATTTTGGAGCGGCTGGATTGAGTGGATACGTAGTCACATCTGTAAAGGCTCCAAATACAGGAACTCCAATTTATGGAGATGTGATAATAAATGGTTCGGCATACATAGGTGCCGCAAGTTCATCAAAAACCATAACATTAACCAATAATGGTGTTCAAACATTTAATGGATCTACTGGAAACGTTGTTGGGGTTAACAGAGTAAATGGTCTAACTGGTATAGTTGGATTATCTGCTGGATCTAATATAACAATTTCTACTAGTGGAAATACATTAACAATTTCTGCTGCAGTGCTTATTGGTGCAACTGGAGCCACTGGTGCAACTGGAGCCACTGGAGCCACTGGTGCCCAAGGCATCCAAGGAAACACTGGAGCCACTGGAGCCACTGGAGCCACTGGTGCCCAAGGCATTCAAGGAATTCAAGGAAACACTGGTGGTACAGGTCCTCAAGGCATCCAAGGAAACACTGGAGCCACTGGTGCCACTGGAGCTCAAGGCATCCAAGGCATCCAAGGAAACACTGGAGCCACTGGAGCCACTGGAGCCACTGGAGCCCAAGGCATCCAAGGAAATACTGGAGCCACTGGTCCAGTTGGAGATTATGTAATATCATTTAACGGACTGACAGGTGCAGTTACTGGTGTAACTACAGGATCTGCAAATACTTTTGGCCCACTTCAAAGTTTTACAAATGGAATATCGTTTGCTGGAGCAACCTTCTCTGGCGTGATGCGAGGATCTGGATCTATAAGAAGCACCGGAGATGTAACGGTTTTTAGAAGTGGTGCGTTTAACACATCAGTTACAGTTGGAAACAATTCTGTTTCTTTCTATGAATCTGATATTGTTGGTGCTACATTATCTTTGACAGGTATTGCTACAAGCGGAGATGTAACAATAACAATACCGGGTTCCGTATCAACGACTTTGGCTGGATTAGGAAATTCACAAACTTTTTCTGGAACTAACACATTTAGTTCTATCATAGCGGCAAATGGTGGTTTGTCCGCTGCAGGATCTACCTTTACGGGATTAATAAGAGCATCTGCTGGTATATGTGCATCCGGTGGAACTTTTAGTGGAACACAAACTTTTGTAAGCGGAGCTACATTTAGTTCAAATATAAATTTACAGAACACAGAATTTATTCGAAATACAACAAATGGAAGAGTAGATATAATGCCCGCTCCATCAGGAACTACGGCATTTGGAATGTATTTTGACACGACATCATGGGGATTTGGCGTTATTATGGGAACTGTTCGTTCATCGGACAGCGCAATTAATACTGGTGGTAATTTTAGATTCGATGTTCCGATTACAATACTCAATGATACCAGATTCCAATTGGGTTCTGATGGTCACTATGGATTATATCGTACAGATACCGGAAACAATACTGCACAACTTTTTGCACTGTCTAATAATGCAAATAATAGCGGTGCATTTGCTATTGTAGGTTATTTTGATGTTGGAAGTGCAAATAGAAGCCCCGGAATCACACACGTAAATCCAAATCTTTATATTTACGCAAATGGTGTTACAAGCGCAAATGATTTTATAAGATTTGAACACGATATTGCAAATGGAAATATAGTATCTGGTGGAACTAGTGGAATTTCAATCCAACCCGGTTCCGGTACTGTTGGTGTATCTGGATCTATTTCTTCAAGTGGATTTATTTTAAATTCATCTGGTATTAAAAATTTAACAGGAGTTACATACACGTTATTGTCAGCAGACAATGGAGATGTATTGACAATAAATGCTGCTGGTGGCTCAACCTTTACAGTTCCATCGGGTCTGCCAGTAGGATATAGCGTAACAATAATAAATCTAAGCACAAACGGTGTAGGTATAACATCGGCGTCTGGAGTTACTTTAAATAGTTATACCAGCAAATATGCAATTGCTGGTCAGCATGCTGCGGTTGGTTTGATTTCTTATGCTACAAACATTTTTAACTTATCAGGTGGATTAACGTAATGTTTCTGCCCAATTTAAGAAGTCTAGTTTTAAGAATAATATTGCCAATAATCAGTGGACCGACACCTCCGGGACCAACTGGGCCTACTGCAAGTACATTTTTATTTGTTAATGGTAGACAAATAACATCCAATCATGGTTTAAATGAAAATATTGGAACTTTATCATCAGACAATCCAAGACAAGTTGGAGCAAACAATTGGGCTGTTCTGGCAAAAGGTGTAAACGTTAGTTCGTCTGGATTTATGGTTGCTATAAGATCTGGAGGATCTTTATGGTCATGGGGTGCGGGGACTATTGGACAAACAGGATTATCTACCATATTAACAAGAAGTAGCCCATCACAAATAGGTTCTTTTACAGATTGGTCAAAAATTTCTGCTGGCACATATACGTGTGCAGGTGTGAGGACAAATGGTACTTTATGGGCTTGGGGAAGGAATAATTTTGGACAACTTGGTCAAGGAAATGTAACTATTAGATCAAGTCCTGTTCAAATTGGATCTGATACAAATTGGTCCGATGTACTTGTAGGTGAATATCATTGCATAGCATTAAAAACTAATGGAACATTATGGACATGGGGAAATAATGCTAGCGGACAATTAGGTTTAGGTGTAGCGGGTACAGGACAAAGTGTTCCTGTTCAAATAGGAACTGGAACAAATTGGTCTAAAATAGCAATCGGATCAAGAAGTAGTGGTGCAATAACAAATACTGGTCAATTATGGGTTTGGGGTTTTAATGGATATGGTATGTTGGGTTTGGGAGATACCGTCAATAGATCATCACCAGTACAAGTTGGTGCTTTAACAGATTGGAATTCTTTATCTTTTGGCTCTACAAACTATGGTAGCAGACACGCAGCGGCAACTAAAACAAATGGAACTCTTTGGACGTGGGGAACTAATAATTATGGACAGTTAGGCCAAAATAACACAACAAACAGATCAAGTCCGGTTCAGGTTGGAACTGACACATCATGGTCCTTGGCAGAAGTTTTTAGATATGGATTTTTAGCAATAAAAACAGGCACTCTTTGGTTTTCTGGAAGAAATACATATGGTCAGCTGGGATATAGAATATCAATTCGTGGTTCTAATTTGTCACCCATACAAGTAGGAACTGCAACTGGTTGGACATCATCTCCCGGAAAACTTACAACAGCATATGGATGTCATGCTATTGGCAATACTGGTGGTTTGTGGGCATGGGGAAATAATACTTCAGGACAGTTGGGATTTAATGATACTACTAATAGATCTTTACCAACTTTAGTAAGCGGAGTAACATCTTGGAATGCAGTATCACATTATTATCAGGCAGGAGTCAGAAGGGCATTAGGAGGAAGAACAGATGGAACATTATGGGCATGGGGTTCGAATGCTAGCGGTCAATTAGGTTTAGGTAATGTAACACAAAGAAATTCACCTGTACAAATTGGAACTGGAACTGGATGGGGGATTACGGGTGGCCAATTTAGCGCTGCTCCTGATTTTTCTATAGCAGTAAAAACTGATGGAACCTTGTGGGCGTGGGGATTGGGGTCATATGGTATGTTGGGTTTGGGTGATACTGTTAGTAGATCATCACCAGTTCAAGTTGGTGCTTTAACAGATTGGTCAAAAGTTTCTTGTGCCAGAAGACATACTTTAGCATTAAAAACTAATGGAACGTTGTGGGCATGGGGTTTGAATAGTAATGGTCAATTAGGCCAAAACAATGTAACAAATACATCAAGTCCAGTCCAAATTGGGACAGCAACTGATTGGGCATTTATTTTTGCTGGTTATAGTACCTCACACGCAATAAAAACAAATGGAACTCTTTGGGCGTGGGGAAATGCATCATCGTCGCGTTTAGGATTTGGCGGTTATGGAAATTATACTTCACCGAGACAAGTTGGTTCACTGACAGATTGGTCAAAAGTTTATAGTTCTACTGGACACACAGTCGCAATAAAAACAAATGGAACTCTTTGGGTATGGGGATTTGCTACTTATGGTAGACTTGGATTAAATGATGGTGTTAATAGAATTAGTCCAGTGCAAATAGGTTCAGAAACAAACTGGGGAGTTGCAAAACCGGGTGCAGCACACACAGTTGCAATAAAAACAAATGGAACTCTTTGGGCTTGGGGACTTCACTCAGGTGGAAGATGTGCATTTGCTGGAACTGCAAATTATGCTGCTAATATCTCTTCTCCAGTTCAAGTAGGTTCTCTAAATACATGGAGTAACGTTTCTCCAAGATTTACTGATACTGTTTTTGGATTAAAAACTTAATTTATATTGTTTAATTTTTACTATGAAACATAAAATTTATTTTCTTTCAGGATTACCAAGAAGTGGTTCTACTGTAGTATCTTCTATTTTAAATCAACATCCACAAATTTATTCAAGTTCAACTAGTGGATTAATTGATATAATGGGTGCCATATGTATGGCATGGGAAGAATCCCCATCCACCATAGCACAATCTTCCAATAAAGAAGAAGTTTATAGAATATTAAGATCTACTATAGAGAGCAAATACGAATTAATAGATAAACAAATAATAATAGATAAAAACAGAGGTTGGGCAAATCCAACAATAATGGAAACAATAAAAAATGTTTTAGGTTATGAACCAAAAATTATAGCAACTGTAAGGCATCCAGCAGATTGCACGGCTTCCTTTGTGCGAGTGGCAAAACCAGAAAATTTAGATAATTTTTTAAGAAATTCCGAATTAATAAAACATTTAAAATCATCTTATGCAACATTAAAAAATGGATTTGAAAATAAACCTAATAATTTTTGTTTTGTAGACTATGATGATTTTTTATTAAATCCACAAAAAGAGATGGATAAAATTTGCAAATTTTTAGATATAGAATCATTTAATTTTGATTTTAATAATATTGATACGGAAGTTGTGTCTGAAAAAGATGAAGAGGCATGGGGTATACCAAATCTACACAAAATATCTCCAAAATTGGGAAAACAAAATAATCAAAATTCAAAAGACGTTTTAGGATATCAATATGATAATTTTGATCCTCCAAAATTTTGGAAAGGTGAAACACACAATAATGTAGAAAGAAAAAAAATAGACATATCCGTAGAATTATCAATGAAAGGTAATTTTGAAAAATCATATGAAGTGATTTGTGAAGCAGCAAAAGAAAATCCTAATTGCAATAAAATTGCATTCAATATGGGGTGGTATGCTCTAAGACAAAATAAACTTCAAGAAGGAATGAATCTCCTTGCTAGAGGAAGATATGAAAATTGTTTTGGAAACCCAAAACCGGACGTTCCAACTCCAATATGGGATGGAAAAACTATAGGGACAGTTTTATATTATCTTGAAGGTGGTTTGGGAGATCAAATACATTCTTTAAAATACGTTGAAGATATTAATAAAAGGGGATGTGATGTAATTGTCGCATGTGCTCCAGAACTATTTTCCTTAGCTCGTTCATGTAAAGGTGTTAAAGTTGTATGTGAACAAAAAGCGGCTGGTGGAATATATCATGATTTTTGGGTACCGGGAATGTCAGTATTGATTCCTTTGGGGTATGAATATTGCGATATAAGTGGTAAACCATTCATACCAAGAACAAAGATAGTAAAAAATAAAAAACCAGTAATAGGAGTTAGATGGCAGGGAAATCCAAAATTTGAACACGAACAAAATAGAAAATTTCCTCTAGAACCATTCTTTAATGCATTAAAAAATATAGATGCAAATTTTATTTGTCTGCAAAGAGACGAAGGCGAAGAGCACTGCCCAGATTTTATTAAAAAGGTTTCTTTAAATAATTGGGAAGAAACAAGAGATGCAATCTCTAATTGTGATTTAGTTATTAGTTCATGTACAAGTATTGCACATCTTGCGGCTGCAATGGGGGTAGAAACATGGATAATTATTCCTGTTTTGAACTATTATTTATGGGGAGTTCCAGGCAATAAATCACCATTTTATGATTCATTGACTCTTTTTAGACAAGAAAAATTTGGTTGTTGGGAAGCACCTATAAATAAATTAAAAGTGCAATTACAGCATAAATACGGTGAGGAGAAATAAAAAATGGCAAAATTTGTAAGAATAGAAAATGATCAAATTATAGAATGTTTGGATTACCTTCCACACAATCATCAAGGAGATTGGAGAGAAGCAATCGATATTGTACCACATCTAATCCCATTTAAACAAATACAAGGCCCACATTCATTTGATATATCAAAAACACCAGTTGAAATTGTTTGGAGTGTAATTGATCTAACATTAGATGAAAGAAAACAAACTATTGTTAGTATTACAACAGGTGAACTTCAAAATGAAGTTGGGAAAGAATTAAATAAAGATTTATCAGATGCAAATCAAAATATAAATTTTCAACTAATAGAAAGTTTAGTTAATCAAATTAGAAGCAAAAAATTTGAAATTGATGCAATTCAAACTCACGAAGAGATGGATCAGTATATCCAAAATAATAATATTGTGCCCTGATGCGTATAGCGTTTACAATAATTCATAACGGACTACATCACTTAAAACACAACAACCAAGCTCAAAATATTTTAAAATTTTGTGATAAATGGATTGTTGTAGAAGGTGCTGCAAAATCAAATGGCAGCACTCAGTGGTGTAAATCATTTCCAGAGCATTTGCATAATAACGGTGCAAGCATAGATGGTACTTGTGAGTTTTTAGAAGATTTATCTAAACAAACAGATAAATTGGTATACATTAAATCAAATGGATTTTGGAATTCTAAAGATGATCAGGTTAACAGAGCCATACAAGAAGTTAAAAAGATAACAGATAAATGTTTTCTTTGGGAGATAGACGCAGACGAACAATGGACTTCGGAAGCGATGGATATCGCTGAGAAAGAATTGTCTGAACTTTCAGGTATATCTGCAACATTCAGAGCCGATTGTTATGTTGGCAAAAATTTAAAAGCATTAGGTGAGTGGGGAGAAGCAAAAAGTTGCGGATACATAAGACTCTGGAAATGGAGTGGACAAAACTTTATTTGCCACGAACCTCCAATTTTAGAGGGCGCTGGAATGAATCCAGCAATGTTATCTCCTAGATTCAAACACTACAATTATTATTTTAAAAAAGATGTAATTTTTAAAGATCTTTGGTATGGTGGTCACGAAGGAATACTGGAACGATGGAAACTTTTAAATTCATTACATGAAAAGTTCTTTCCACTTCATATATCAAATCTTATTACTGGTGATTGGGGAAAATCCAGTGCTGCTATAATTTATTCTAATGAAGATGAAAGAAGAGTTGTACAGATTGGCGCCAATATAGGTTATGATGCTGTAAGTGCATTTTTACTCTTAAACAAATGTTCATGTATTTTTGTAGAACCAAATCCATATGCGCTAGAAATACTTAAAGAATGTTATAAAGAAAATGACAATTATTATTTTGAAAACGTCGCAGTTTCAAATTATAATGGTTTGATAAACATGTATTTTAATGACATTGATTGTGTAAATTCTGATTCCGCTCATAGTTCAGTATCACTTAATCATGTAATAGCACATAAAGAAAACAATATGGAAAATATCACCACCAGATTGGTTTCTTGTGTTACAATTGAAAATTTGTTAAAGAAGTATGATTGGCTGGATAAAGATATAGAATATCTTGTAATGGACACCGAGGGACATGATTGCGATATAATTCTTTCTACAAATTTTAATAAATTGAAAGTAAAAAATGTCTGCTTTGAAATAACACATTCAGATGGTCCGTTTATTAATGGTAAAAAATTAGAGAAAACAATTGAATATTTAAATTCATTTGGATATAGAATGAACTCCAACAGTTCAAATAATTGTAATGTTACTTTCACACTATGTGAAGAGGTTTAAATGTTTATAGTTACTGGTGCTCAAGGATTTATTGGAAGTCGAATGGTAAAGTATCTCAATTCAAAGGGAATTGATGATATCTGTGTTATTGATGATGTTGAAATCGATGAAGTTAGAGGATATGCAACAAAAGTAAATTACACAAATTTACAAGATACTAAATTTAAAAAACTTTATCCAATCATATTGGACGAAAATACTATATTGCCAGAAGACAATATAGAAGCAGTTTTTCATTTTGGTGCTATCTCCAATACATTAGAAAAAGACTTTGGTAAAATTAAAAAATACAATATTGATTATACATATCAATTGAACCGTGCATGTAAAAAAAGAAATATACCATTAATATTCAGTTCTACTGCAGCAATTTATGGAAATGGAAATGGGCCATTAAATTTATATGCGGAATCCAAACTTCAAAATGAAAAAGATATATCAGACTATGCCATGTGTTTCAGACTATTCAATGTATATGGTCCTAATGAATCACATAAAGGAAGAATGGCTTCAGTAATTTTTAAATGGTTCAATGAACTTAAAGAAACTAACTCAATAAAGATATTTGAAAATTCAAAAGAATACAAAAGAGATTTTATTTTTGTAGATGATGTCTGCAAAACATTTTATAATGCTTACAAAAAATATAAGCCGGGAATTCGTGATCTTGGAACCGGAACACAAAATAATTTTGATTATGTTGCAGATATTGTAATAAAGGAATATGGTAGTGGAAATAAAAATTATGTACCAATGCCAGACGATTTAAAATTACAGTATCAAACAAACACTGAAGCAAAAATTTATAATGATTTGGAATTAAATTTTATTAATATTGAAACCGGAATAAAAAATTACATTTCACATTTAAAAAATAATTTACTTGTTTCTTCCAATAATTAAGATATATTATAAACATGTTTCTAGAATATACAAAAGCACATCATACCGTTGTAGATCCAAATTTTCAAACCAAGATGGCAGCATGTTTTGATCTTGGGGCCTTCATCCCAGCAGATGAAGAAGTCAAAATTTACATTGGAAAGACCCAGATGTCTGCCAAGCCCCTGCACTGTGGGGAGCGGAATGAGCCCTACATCACCCTGATGCCCATGGAACGGGCTTTAATCCGCACAGGGATCACCTTTAAGATCCCTGACGGATACTCCATACGCCTCCATCCACGCTCTGGAATGGCTTTAAAGTATGGTCTGACCCTTGCAAATTGTGAGGGTGTCGTGGACGAAGATTACACCTTTGAGACCAAAATTATCATGCTTAACACCAGCAACGATCATGTTAAAATTTACAACAGGGATCGAATTGCTCAGGCTGAACTCGTTAAGTACGAACAACCACGGTTCCTAGAGATCTTTGAAACGATCACCAAAGAATCAAATAGAAACGGTGGTTTTGGTTCTACTGGAGTAAACTAATAATACTTTTAAAGTATTATCCACTTGTAACAATTTGCATAGTCAATATATTACTGCAAGCAATATTTGAATCAGTAACATTAAAAAGTCTAAAAGCTCCATCTGTCTGTGACAATACAGTAGTTGCATTTGCAAAAATTTGTATAGTATCACCAGATGCAAATGTAACTGCTCCAGTTGATGTATTTTGTGCCCAAGTTGTCAAAATACCACCATTTTTCTTATACTTAATTACTGTTGTATCGATACTTCCAGTAAGAATATCCCATTTTAAGGCAACTGCTGTAGAATTTCCAGAAATTGTAAAGGTTGGTGTTAGTGCAACATCACCCGAGAGATTGTCAATGTTTTGAGTAGTTGGAGAAAATGTTAGTGTATTTATTGTTGTTGGTGATGATGTAGGAAGAGTAGCGGCATCTCCAGTTGCTGTTCCGTAATCCATCATGGCATACATGTCTTGGAATGCGATATTATTCATTTGCATGCCATTACTTGAATTAACCCAAGCATTCAAATTATCATTCCAAGCAAAAGGGCCCATTGGAGTTGAAATGATCTTTGGACCATATCCTCTTGTTGGGACTACAGCCTCATTCATGGCTGTAAAAAATGTTTTCATTGTATCTTTGGCGCCCATTAATATACCTCTGATATATTTAGGATCTTCTGCGACGATTGGATGGCATTAAAAATAACGCACCAAGTGCAAGAACACTTGGCCCCGGAATTACTACGTTTGCACCAAATCCGCAATCGTCAATGAAGTTTCCTTGGGTATTACCGCCAACTGCATTTACAGATTCAAATGCAAATCTTGTAAGATTTCCAATTGAAGTTACAGTACCTACGTGAAGCCCCCAAGCGGTATTTGAATCAGTAAATTCACCTTGGAATAATACGGTATCATCTCCACCACCATATATTTGGTCTGCTCCAAGATCGGTAATTGTCAAACGCATTGTGTCTGTACCGTCTCTGCCACGGTGAGCAAACTTCCAATTTATCTGATTATTATCTCCCAACCCATTTACATCTTGATATAAAGTTGATGCATAATTTGCATTCAATTCTGCAAAAGAGTTTCCTTCATATGCAGGAACTCCAAGAAATCCGTTTTCCCAAATTTCAAGAGTATTGTCTGGCGCTGTTGTGGCCCAGTTTACGGTTGGGCTTGAACCCGAATAAAAACCATACCCCCATACAGAAAAGTCTTCAAATCCACCGTTAACTAAATCCGCTTTAGCGGAGAATGAAAGTGTTAGTACAGCAATTACAGCAAGTAATTTTTTGAGCATTAATTTCTCTTTCTAGTATTGATAAGAGTGCCTAAAGTCAATACAGACATAGTTCCAGCATCTGGGACGCTTGTACCAGAAGCATTTAAACTACCATAACCATAATACTCACCAAATCCGTAATTGTTTCCTAGAGCAAGGGTTGTACTGTATACATCAAATGGTAGTGTGCTTGGTGTAAGGAATACAGCGAATGGGTCTGTAGGATTAAGTGTATTAGCATTTATTGGATCCATTGGTGTTAAATTTTGATTGTTTCCATAGTATACACTTTGAACTACAGATTGTGGTACTTGTGGTATAACAATTTCAGATTGTTTTTCTTGTTGTGGTTTCTTTTTTACCATAGCAAGAAGATCTGAATTTTTAAAATTTACTTGTTCTTCTTTTCCTTTTGGTAACTTTGGAGACCAAGGTCTTCCAATTATTCTATCATTTAAAGAAGTTTTGGTTGGCTCTTTTGTATCTTTTGCTGTCTTTCCATCTACAGCAGCCATAGCGCTGTTCATGGAATTTACAGTGGATATTACTGCTTTTGCCCCCTGCTCACCTAATAGGGTCAATGCAGCGGTACAAACTATAGTCAGCGTATATACCCTCTTTTGAAGGATCTTTACGCTTGCCTTTGCTTCATCGCAAACTTTAGCACAAGAATCGCAACCGTGAGAATGACTGTTCATGTTAGTCCTTTCGTGAGAGAAACGACGGGCTAATCTAAATTCTCAACAGATGTAATTGTAACTATTTAGGTTTGTGTCTTTTCTTCCTGAATTACTGGGACTTCCTTTGCGGGAGTTCCGGGTTCTGCTTCGATGCAGTTTACAGGCTTTAGAACGAATGTTCTGACACCCCACATAAGAGCAATTACTGCAACTGGTCCGTACCAGAAGAGCCAACCATAAGATTCGATTTGTGCTCCGGGTTCTGCAATTTTATCCTTTAGTGCCATCATTACAACATTGTCTGATGTATGATCTGGGATGATGACTGGATCAGAGCTGCAGCCAGCGAGAAGAATCATTGAAATTAGAAATAGAAATAGTCTCATGGTTCACTCCTTATGATTTATTGTTGGCTGCTGCGGAGCCAAAGTAGAATCCTACGATGCTTAGAAGAACTTCACGGTTCTCTGATGTCCAGAAGAATCCATTAATTTCTACGAATGCTTTCTTTGCAGATGCTGGGATCAAACCAAACAATGCTTCTGAATTTTTGACATCAACTTCTACGAAAGTAGGAACGCCAAAGAAGGGAAGAATGAAAGGTGCTGCGAAAGCTCCGAATAGAACGACGAGTACGATGATTTGACGAACAACTCTGCCTGCATCAAGGGGAACTCTTTGAGCTGCTTGATTTTGATTTTCAGTTGTTTGTTTGTTTGCTTGGATGAGCCGTTCGAACATTTCCTTTTGATCTTGGCTCTTTTGTGCCATATAACGAAAAAGAAATCCCGTTGCCCCACCACCTACCATGCTAATCAATTCTGGTGAAAACATAATCTATACCTCAATTCTTTTGATATGAAAGTTGCAATTCAATCGAAGCACGAATATTTTCAAAGTGATTCATTAAAATTTCTTCTTGAGCCAAATTTGGCATATAATCTTTATGCCATTGGATCAATACGAATCCGACATTGATGTTTTTATTTTTTACTGGAAGACATGCAATGTGTGAAACAAATTCATCTTCAAAGAAGTGTTTTGAATGACTGTTATCTGGCATTGCGGCAACGCTAAAAATTAATGGCTTGTTTTCTACTACTCTGACAAGAAGAGGAATGAACAAAGAGCATAGAGAGGATTTTAATTTATTTGCTTGGGATGCATACCCTTTGTGAATAGATTCATGGGTTGTGGAGAACTTTTTCATGGAAATTCCATCCATGGTATATTCACCATTATGGAATTGAATAAGCATAGTTCTCATTGCGTGGCTTGTTAGACGAAGTTCAGTCAAAAGTTCATTTATTTCGCTGTGAATTAGAATAAAATTGTCAGTCTTTTTCTTAGACTTCCAAAATTTTTTAATTCCAAGACCTAGGCCCAATAACCCGGCAACTGCAAGACCTATATCCTCTGCTAATTTTATGAAATCTGACATCAAAACTCCCTGTCTGAATATTTATATCTTGACGAAGCCGTATTATGGGGTATATTGGTCATCTATGATGACCCGAGAACAACTATTTGAATTACACCAAAATATCTGCACAGAAGCCCTAGAATTGATGCGTAAGAAGAACAATGATTACGCAAACGGATTTGATCCGTTCCTAAATTTTAGACGAGCAGAATATCTTGGATTTTCTACCGCAGAACTAGGTGTCCTTATCAGAATGACAGATAAGATGTCAAGAATTTCAACATTCCTGAACAAGGGCGAACTTTCTTTGCAAAATGAGAGTGTCCAAGATGCGATTGTTGACATAATTAACTACAGTGTTATACTTGCTGGTCTGCTGAAGGACAAGGACGACAAGAAGGCTTCATGAAATTTTATACTGGCTGTGCAATCAAAGGGAACAAGATTCTTGTTCGGGGCTATAGCAATGGAAAGCGATTTACCGACAATGTAAATTTTAAACCATCGCTATTCCTCAAGACTGACGAGGACAGCCAGTATAAGACTCTTACTGGAGTCAATGTCAAGCGTATCAAGTTTGACAAGATCTATGATTGTCGTGAGTTTTTAGACCAATACCGCGAGTTGGAGGATTGCCCAATCTATGGGAACACAGATTTCATTACTCAGTATCTACTGGAGACTTATAAGGGTGAGGTGGACTATGATCTTCCCACCATCAAAGTAGCCTATTTCGACATTGAGTGTGAGAGTGAAGGCGGCTTCCCTGATCTAGATAATCCGAATGAACGGATCAATCTTATCACGGTGAGAATTTCTGGTTTGAACTATGTGATCGCCATGAAGCCCCTCAATCTTCCGGCTGGCTGTAAGTTCATTCTTGCTGCATCCGAGAAGGATCTCATTGAGAAGTTCTTCAAAGTCCTCAAGAAAGAAGATCCAGACATCCTTACTGGATGGAATATCAAGTTGTTCGATATCCCCTATATAATTGGTAGGGCACGACTGTTTTTTGATGAAAAGACAATCCAGAGTTGGCTTCCTTTTGAATTGCTGAAGGAACGGATTACGAACATTGGTGGCAGGGATTTCAAGATCTTTGAGATGCCCGGTTACACTATTTTGGATTACATGGATCTTTACAAGAAGTTCTCTGGAACCAATCAAGAAAGTTACGCCCTGAACTTCATTGCAAAGGCGGAACTAGATGAGCAGAAATTGGATTATAGTGAATACGGTTCTCTTCGGGAGTTTTATACTAAAGACTTTCAGAGATTTGCGGAATATAATATCCAAGATACTGAACTGGTTGAGAGACTTGACAATAAGCTCAAGTTGATCGATCTTGCGGTGTCGATTGCGTATGAGGCCAAGATCACTTTTGATACGGTGTTCTTTGCCACACGCATCTGGGAAACCATCTGCTGCGACTATCTTTTGCAGAAGAAGATTGTTCCACCCTTGAAGACTAAGTATGCCAAGGACGATCAGTTCGTCGGTGCGTATGTCAAAGAGGTAACACCGGGACTGTACAAGAATGTAGTCAGTTTTGATGCTACCAGCCTGTATCCCAGCATCATCATGGGCTGGAACATTTCGCCTGAAACTTGCACAATAAAGAACTCTTCTCTGAATGCTGACGATTTCCTTCTTGGTAAGCGTAGTGACATTCCAGAGATGATTGAAGACGCAAAGACACGGAATTCGTGTCTGGCTTGCAATGGATCGTTCTTCACCAATGAGGTTCGTGGGTTCATTCCAACCTTGATTGAGATCACATTCAATCAGCGCCAAGAAGCTAAGAAGAAGATGATTCAACTTGAGAAGGAATATGAAGGCAACAAGAACAAAGATCTTATTCCCCGTATTGCTGCTCTGAAGATTCGTCAATCGGTCAAGAAGATTTTGGCAAACAGTCTGTATGGATGCTTGGGCAATCCCGCATTCACATATTCTTCACCTGAACTGGCAACCGCTGTTACCGTAACTGGTCAGGTTATCATCCGTTCTGCAGAGAATGAGATGAACAATTATATCAACAAGGTGATGAAGAGTCCTGAACCAAAGGATTATGTCATTGCCGTAGATACCGACTCGGTGTATCTGAATCTTGATGATATTATTACAAAAGTTTCTAGTAACAGCAAGATTCCAGACATTACATCATTTGTAAATGATATTTGCGAGAAGAACATCCAGCCACAGTTGACCAAGACTATGACTGAACTTTCTTCAAAGTTGAATTGCAGTCAAAACAAGATCTCATTCAAGCGTGAAGCCATCGCTTCGGCTGGGCTCTTTGTAGCCAAGAAGAGATACGCTCTGCTGGTATATGATCTTGAAGGTGTTCGTTTCACCGAACCCAAACTTAAGATCATGGGTCTTGAGACTGCTCGTAGTAGCACTCCTGCAATCGTTCGTAATAAACTAAAAGATTCAATCAAGATCATCCTTACAAAAACTCCTGAGGAGTTGCGACACTTTGTGAATAAATTTTATGATGATTTTATGAAATTACCTTTGGAAGATGTCGCAGCTCCTCGGGGCGTTAAGGGACTGAATAAGTATAAGGATGTTACGGACATTTACAAGTCTGGAACGCCCATTGCAACAAAGGCAGCATTGCTCCACAATGACTACATAAAGAAGATTGGCATCGACAAGGAAGTTGCTGCAATCGGTGAAAATGACAAGATGAAGTTTGTGTTCCTAAAGGTTCCCAATCCTTATGGAAAGGGTGGCAAGGATGGAGTAATTGGATTCATCAATAAGCCCCCTGCAAAGTTTAATCTAGAAAAATACATTGATCGTAAGAAACAATTTGAGAAAACATTTGGTGAACCTCTGGACAATATTCTTGAGGCAATCAACTGGACGATAAAAGAACAAGTGACGCTTGAATCCTTCTTTGGGTGAGGTATAATATAGTCATGTATAGACGCATCTATAATGGATATGAAGTTGAATGGGCAGAGAATACAAGCACCTATTCAAAAATGATGTATGATGGTGTGCAATTTCATAATGTAATTGCAAGATTTTCAAATGTAACTTTGACGCTAAAAGTATCTGCTAAAGTCACTCCCTATTCTTCTGATGGAAAACAACAGCATTCTCCTGCTCTTCTTACTTTTGAAATTACAAAAGAATTGCTTGAAGACTTTGGAGTTAACATTCTTGATAATAAAACAGTTCAAGATGAAAGTTTTATTCCAAATGTCATAAAGGTTACCAGTAATATGGGTTTTTGGCATTCTAAAATGGTAAATGCAATTCATACACAAAATACTACATCGACACCAATTAATACCAGATATCCTAAAGCGTATTATAACGATCAATTTTTTGATACAACTAAATTTGATACAACTCAAGATATAGATTATAAAGAACAATTGAAGATCAAAGATGAACTGATTGAAGATCTTCGCATGGAAATTCAAGATCTCAAAGATGAAATTGAGACTCTTAAGGCTATAGCACTAGATGCTTAATTACAAGGAAAATTATGTCAAAATATCTTAAAAACTTAATCAGTAAGATTGATAACCCAGACGCAACTCTAGTATCAGAGGGAATCGACGGCGCGGATGTAACCGGATTCATTGATACTGGATCATACGCACTTAATGCCCTGCTGTCTGGTTCAATCTTTGGTGGATTACCAAACAATAAGATCTCTTGCTTGGCAGGAGATCCGGCAACAGGAAAGACCTTCTATGCCATTGGCATCGCAGGCCAGTTCCTAAAGGATCACAAGGACGGTGTTGTGATTTATTTTGATACCGAGCAGGCAGTGACATCAGATATGTTCACCGCCCGTGGAGTTGATCCTGAGCGCATTGCAGTCATTCCTGTTGCCACAATCGAAGAGTTTAAGACTCAATCTCTCAAGATTGTCAATGACATTCTTGAGCAGCCTGAGGACGAGCGCAAGCCAGTCTTCATGATTCTTGACTCACTTGGAATGTTGTCTACTCGCAAGGAGATGACAGATTCTGCTGAAGGCAAGGATGTCCGAGATATGACAAAGGCCCAGCAGACCAAGGCAACCTTCCGGGTTCTCACATTGAAACTTGGCAAGGCAAGGATTCCCATGCTTTTGACCAACCACACATACCAAGTCATCGGCGCTTATGTACCGACAAAGGAACTGGGTGGCGGTATTGGCTTGAAGTATGCAGCCAGCAACATTCTAACTCTGTCAAAGAGCAAGGATAAGAGTGATGAAGGCGTTGTTGGTAACTTTATTAAGTGCACCAACTACAAGAACCGATTCGTCAAGGAGAACATGCAGGTTGAAACCCGACTGAACTATACTTCGGGACTAAGCAGATATTATGGCCTGACTGATTTGGCTATGAAGTATAATATATTCAAGAAGGTATCGACTCGCGTTGAACTTCCTGATGGAACAAAAGTTTTTGAGAAGAACATTGATGATGAACCTGAAAAATATTTTACAAAAGATATCTTGGAAAAACTTGACAAAGAAATTCAGAAGGACTTTAAGTATGGACAAGGCAGTTGATTTTGACCTATTACCAGATGATACCACGGACTTGACAAATACTTGTCCGATTATCATCAAGAGTGGAAAATTTAAAGACATTGTTTATCGTTATGGAAAGATTTCATTTAAAGAACTAGAAGATGGTTCTCTGAATGTCAATATGGAAGTTGAAATGATTAAGGCTCCCGAAGATTTTAATCAACAAGATCCAGAATTTACTGAGACTGTTGGTAATATCTTTACAAAAATTATAGAAGATCAAGTTACAACACAAGAAAAAGATCTTGAAGCCGATGTTCATGAAGATCCTGTGGACAATACCTGAATAGGTGATATACTAACAACATGGAAACAGTAATTCTAAAGAACCTAGTCCTCAATGAGGACTATGCTCGCAAAGTCGTCCCATTCCTTCAGGAAGAATACTTTCATGATAAGGCCGAGAAGACGGTCTTCAACATTGTCAGTAAGTTTATTCTGAAGTACAACAACATCCCTACAAAGGATGCAGTTCATATTTCTCTGGAGAATGATTCTGCACTTTCTGAAGTTGAATTCAAGAAGTGTGTTTCAATTTCCGATGAGATGTACAAGCAAGGTGAAATGTCAGACACCATTTGGCTTGTGGAGAACACTGAAAAGTTTTGCAAAGAAAAGGCCATCTACAATGGTATCATGGAATCAATCGGTATCATTGAGGGCAAGGATAAAGAGAAGACACAGAATGCCATTCCTGAAATCATGTCAAAGGCGCTTTCTGTTTCATTTGATACTCGTGTCGGCCATGATTTTCTAGAGGATGTAGATGAGCGATATGAATATTACCACAGAGTTGAAGAAAAAGTCCCTTTTGATCTTGAGATGTTCAATCTCATTACTCGCGGCGGTGTTCGTAAAAAGACCCTTAATGTAGTCATGGCGGCTTCGGGTGTAGGTAAGAGTGCTTTCCTATGCCATCATGCTGCTGCCTGTTTGGCACAGAACTTGAATGTTCTTTACATCACGCTTGAGATGGCCGAGGAAGAGATTGCAAAGCGTATTGATGCAAACTTGCTCAATACAGATATGCATGACCTTGAGCGTATGCCGTTGACCCAATATGAGGGCAAGGTTGACACCCTAAGAAAGACTTGCCGTGGCAAACTTATCATCAAGGAATATCCTACCGCTGCCGCAAACGTAACCCACTTCCGTAATCTCATGGAAGAGTTGAAGATTAAGAAAAAATTTGTTCCCGATGTAATCTTTGTTGATTACTTGAACATTTGCTCCTGCGCCCGCTTCAAGTTGGGCAATGGTATGAACAGTTATACCTATGTCAAAGGCATTGCAGAGGAGTTAAGAGGGCTTGCAAAGCAGTTCAATGTCCCTCTATGGACAGCCACTCAGGTCAACCGTGAAGGTGCAAAGAGCAGCGACATGGAGATGACAGATACCTCTGAAAGTTTTGGTCTACCCCAGACTGCTGATCTGTTTTTTGCTTTGATTGAGACCGATGAACTTGCCGAGGCAGGACAACTCATGGTCAAGCAGTTGAAGAATCGTGGAAACGATACAACTAAGAATAAGAAGTTCTTGGTAGGTGTCAACAAGTCTAAGATGAAGTTTTTTGATGTTGACAATGGAAACAATAACTTGGTAAATTCAAATAATACTGACGAAGAAGGATTTGGTTCCGGCTTTGATGGAGCATCTTTTGATCCACAATTTGGAAAAAAGAAGAACAAAGTTGTTAGTTGGACATTTGAAGAGACTAAGTGATGAGTATATATATCGATAAGAAGTATGTGAATCTTTGTTCCGGTTCCCTTGAGAAGTTCAAGTGGAAGAAGGATAACCTAGCGACTTGCCGATGCTTCAAGTGCGGGGACTCAGTAAGGAACAAGACGAAGACAAGAGGTTACTTCTTCGAACACAAAGGAAGCTATGTTTACAAGTGTCATAATTGCGGATTTGCTTGTGGTGTATATGGTGTTCTTGAAAGTGTCTGCCCAAATCTCTGCAAAGAATACACATTCGAGAACTTTAGAGAAAAAGAACCAGAGAGACCCGTCGAACAACCAAAACAACAAACTGAAAGTTTGTTTACCGATCTCGGCGTTAGGCTTGACAGGCTAAACCCGGATCATAAGGCAGTAAAATATGTTGAGTCTAGAGAAATTCCGAAAGAAAAATATAGCAACTTTTATTACTGCAGTGATTTTAGTAAAATCCTGCGAACTTTTGGCAAAGAAGGCAGAAAGGAAGATCGATTGGTTATTCCTTTCTATGATGAGACCGGAGAGTTGCTGGGTGTCCAAGGGCGGTCGTTTAATGAGTGCAAAGATGCAATCCGCTATATCACGCTCAAACGACCGGGTTGCGAAAATCTTTGGTATAATCTAGACAAAGTAGATCCCCGTGAGACTGTGTATGTCACAGAGGGTCCTATTGACTCTATGTTCATTCCTAATGCTGTTGCCATGCAAGGAGCAAAATGGATGGATGAACTGCCAGAGAAGATCAAGAAGTCAAAGGTAGTATTTATTTTTGACAATGAACCAAGAAATCATGAAATCGTCAGCATCGTTGGCAAGTACATTGATGCTGGCAGAGATGTGGTTGTTTGGCCTGAAGAGATAAATAAAAAAGATATCAATGATTTAGTTTTGGCTTATGGCATCTCCAAAACTGTGAGTCTTGTAATAAACAATGTTTATTCTGGACTAAAGGCGAAGATGCGTTATACTTATTGGAAGCGAGTTTAAATATGGAAAATAACGAAGAATTACCAGAAGACATGTCTGAAGAAATGCTAGACATGATCAGCAAGGCTTATATCAATTTTACAGGAAGATTCAGCGACTACATCAAGGAAATGGATCCAGAACTCTGGGCACGTGCAAGAGCATACGCTGCAGACTATGTTGATGTTCCTGGTGTTACACTTGAAATTATTGATGAGGATGATGTAAATGACACAGACGACAACAAGCACGGCGCAGATTAAGTATCCTGTTTTGGATCACGGTCATGTTGATTTGATTGATTACATGGGATCGGATCTCAGTGTTGTCAATGCTGCAAGAGTTTCATTTAACAAAGAAAGTTCTTGGGACAGTGATCATCATTGGACCGGAGCGCAAAAGAAGATTCTATCCGAGAAGGATCAGAAACTAATTTCTTATCTTGCAAAACACAATCACTTCACTCCATTCTGCCACCCACAGGTGAGTCTTCGTATCAAGTGCCCGATTTTTGTTCGCGCACAACTTGGTAAGCATCAGGTTGGTCTCGTAATGAATGAAGTCAGCAGACGCTATGTTACATACGAGCCAGAGATCTATGTTCCTTTCTGGCGCTCGGCTCCTACCAATGGAGCAAAGCAAGGTAGTAGCGGTCCTATTGAAGATATGGACAAGTGTATTTCTTTGCGCCAAGAATACACAACCGTTTCAAATGAATGTTTGAAACTTTACAATGATCTAATAGGAGAAGGCGTCGCACCGGAACAAGCAAGATCAATTTTGCCGCAGGGCACATACACGGAGTTTGTATGGACGGGTTCTTTGTATGCCTTTGCACGTGTTTATAATCTTCGAATTGACGCACACGCTCAATGGGAAGTTCAGGAATATGCTAAGGCAATTGACAAAATTTTGGCACCAATTTTTCCAGTCTCGTGGAAGACTTTGACATCTAAATAAGGAACCCAATTAGGAGTTAACAATATGGCAGAAAATTTATCACCATTTCAATCGTTTATTTTCATCTCGCGCTATTCTCGCTGGCTACCAGAGAAGAATCGTCGTGAGACATGGGATGAGTGTGTAGATCGTTGGTGGAATTATTTCACTGGCAAGGTTCCTCAATTGCTTGAGCGCCCAGACGTGAAGGAAGCAATTTTAAATCTAGAAGTTCTTCCTTCTATGCGTAGTCTTATGACTGCTGGTCCTGCTCTAGACCATGATAACACTTGCTTGTACAATTGTTCTTATCTACCGATTGATTCTATCCAATCATTTGCAGAGTTGTTTGTTGTATTGATGAACGGAACCGGCGTTGGCTATTCTGTTGAACATCAATACACTGATAAACTTCCAACAGTTGCAAACAAGATTGAAAAAGAATTCAACATCACTTATGTTGTTGAAGATTCAAAGGAAGGGTGGGGCAACGCAATCAAGTTCATTATCGAACACTTGTATGCAGGTCGTCATGTAAAGTGGGATCTAAGCAAGATTCGTCCTGCTGGTGCAAGACTCAAGACCTTTGGTGGTCGTGCAAGTGGTCCTGCTCCTCTTGACAACCTATTCAAGTTTGCTGTCAAGTTGTTCTACAATGCACAAGGCCGTAGACTAACTGCCCTTGAATGCCATGATCTCTGCTGTGCCATTGCTAACGCAGTAATCGTCGGTGGTGTTCGTCGTTCTGCTATGATCTCGTTGAGCGATCTATCTGATCGTGAGATGGCTCTATGCAAGAGCGGTGCATGGTGGGAGCAGGCTGGCTTCCGTTCATACGCCAACAACTCTGCTGTCTATCGTGGCCGTCCTCCAATGGGCCAGTTCCTAGAGGAATGGACTTCGCTATACAACAGCCACAGCGGTGAGCGTGGAATGATCAATCGTAATGCTTTGCAAGCACAGGCTGCTATGTGGGGTCGTGATGCAAACTGTGAGTATGGCACAAATCCATGCTCAGAGATTATTCTGAAACCATTTGAGTTCTGCAATCTTTCAACTGTTGTTGTTCGCCCCGATGACACTCAGGCAACATTGAAGAGAAAGATTGAGATTGCAACAATCATTGGAACAGTTCAATCGACATTTACAAACTTCCCATACCTTCGTGAAGATTGGAAGAAGAACTGTGAAGATGAAAGATTGCTAGGTGTTAGCATGACAGGAATTTTTGATAATAAACTCACCAGCGGGCTTGAAGGTAAGCCAAAACTCGTGAGATTGCTTGAGACACTTCGTGACCATGCTACGGCCACGAATCTCAAGTGGGCAGATAAGTTGGGGATTGGCCCCAGCAAATCGATTACATGCGTGAAGCCCGAAGGCACTACATCGTGTTTGGTGGACTCTGCCTCCGGTCTCCATCCTCGCTATGCGGAATATTATTTCCGTAGAATTCGTTTGGACAAGAAAGATCCTCTATATGAACTCATGAAGGATCAAGGCGTCCCGTGTGAAGATGATGTAATCAACCCAACTTCTACTGCCGTCTTTACATTTGCGATGAAGGCTCCAAAGGGAACTATGACCACAGAAGAACTTCGCGCACTAGACCATCTTGATTTGTGGAAGACTTATCAAGAACATTACTGCCACCACAAGCCATCGATTACCGTTAACTATAGGGATTCTGAATTCCTTGAAGTAGGTAACTGGCTATGGGAAAACTTTGATATCGCAACCGGTATCTCTTTCCTTCCCGGTGGGGACAGCCACACTTATGCTCAGGCCCCCTTCGAGCAGATTGATTCAGCAACCTATGCGGCACACCCCAAGGTTAAAGTTAACTTTGGTAATCTGTCAAAATACGAGGCTGAAGACAAGACTGAATCAGCAAGAGAGTATGCCTGCAGCGCTGGCGGTTGCCAGATAGTGTGAATCAGATAAAAAACTCCTAGGGATTTCCCTCCGCGAAGTTCGGAGGGTTTTTTATTTTATGGATAAATATCATAGAGGCTATGTTTACTATGATGATCGGTATTGACTACTCTATATCCTGCCCGTGTTTATGCCTTTACGATGAACGGAAAGAATTTAAATTTGACAACTGCTATTTTTATTATCTAACCAATACTAAAAAATATGCAGATAAAATTGCTCCAAATATTACTGGAGAATCTTTTCAGGAATATGTGGCCGATGTAGATCGGTTTGATACAATTTCTGATTGGGCATCAAATTTATGTGTTGGGGCTGCTGACATAGCCATCGAAGGATATGCATTCAATGCCACAGGAAGAATTTTTAATCTTGCTGAGAACATGGGAATCCTCAAACATAAACTCTATAAGCTCGCCCTCCCCGTAACCATCGTAGAGCCATCCAAGGTAAAGAAACTCGCCACAGGCAAGGGAAACGCCGATAAACAGGCAATGTACGAAGCCTTCTCAAAAGAGACGAAGACCGATCTTTTATCGGTCTTCAATCAAAAAACTTTGAGTAATCCTGTAACTGACGTGATAGACAGTTATTATATTTTGAAGGCTTTGTTAGCCACCAAAAATTAACGAACTATTCTTCCAGCATTCATATTAGCGCTGGCATCAAGTTTTGCATGAAATCTTTTTGGAACTTGACCACTGGATTTCATTTTATCAATTACTTCCTTGAACTGGCTTCCAACAACTTTTTGTGGATTCAAAGTAGCATCCATGGCCAAAGATTGTCTTTCACCACCCCAGTCACGAATAATCTTTTTCTTCTTGCACTTTGGGCAGGGTTTCTTTGTTGGAATATCACGATCATTCACTGGTAAAGTTTCATCGAATGAATGGTCACATTTTTCACATCTAAAAGCATAACTAGGCATTTTTTGTCCTTTTAAAAGCAATCATCATGGACTCTATAAAGAAACCATACTTTGGTTCCTTTGGCTTATTCCTAAGTTCCATCTTGGCTTCTTTAGGAGTCCTGTTACCTTTATATAGGTTACAATCCTTACAGCAAGTTGCCAGATTGGTCCATGTAGAGCCACCGCCCTTGCTACGAGGAATAACATGGTCTACTGTAGCGGTCTTGTCACATAGATCCATACCGCAGTATTGACAGCAATAAGAATCTCTGTGAAAGATATTCTTTCTTGATGGTGCAATCTTCTTTTGGGGAAGTTTGATGTAATACTTAAGAACTAAAATTTTGGGAATCTTAATAGTCTCTTTGACCAACTTCACCTCATGAAATTCATCGGAATCAAAATCAGCATAAACCTTATTTTTAGCAATAAGTTTATACGCTTTTTTGACAGTGATAATATTAATAGGGGATTGGTCGAAGTTAAGCAGGAGGACCTGTTTCGACATATTCTTTAAGTATTTAGAGAAATCTAAATAATTCATAGCCATGGATAATAAAGAAAATAGACAATTTTATTGGGAAGTCAAACAATTTGTCAACGGTAATCATACCCCAAAAGCATCAGAAGTCAAGAAACCTTCTGTAAAAGATGCTATTTCTGGAGTATTGAGTGAAAACGATGTATACAAACAAAATAACTTTGTTAAGAACACGAGAACAAACGATGTAGTTCGTTCTTATTTAAATGTTTTGGGAACACAAGAGAAAAAGAATACTCCCGAAACAATCATGTTCACAAAAAATTCTACTTTAAATCCATTCAATATCTTAAATGAGGCTGAAGCAAGAACTCTCCCTCCTCAAGTTATGGAGAGACCAAAATCAAGAGAAGACCTTGAAAGAGAAGCAGCAAAAGATCAACAGAGGGAAAGAAGAAGACAAGACGATCTTCAAAGATTAAAAGATGAATTAGATTCTTCTGGAGTGGTTGGTTATGATTCTAAAGATTATGATAATCCTGATTTAACTGCAGATGAACTTTTGACAAAAATAGGATCTTCTGCAAGAAAAGAATTATACACAAAAAGATCTGAAAGAGAAAAAGAAAAAACCATAAAAAATCTTACAACCAGACTTCAAAAATTTGAAGGTAAAGATTTGAATAAACTATCTCAAGAAGAACTTCGAGATTTGGCTGGCATTCAATTTAGCATAAAAAATTCTGGTTTTAATGTAGAAGATGATCCAGATACTGCCGAAGATGAAAGTTATTCGCTGGAAAAACAGATAAGACAAAGAACTCAACAAAGATTTGCAAAAGAACAAGCCAAAAAAATGGGTCCCAATTTTGGCCCAGAAGAAATTTCTACAAAAAGAACAGAAGGATTAATGAAAGGTGTTTTGGATACTGATAGAGATTTTATGAAAGAATTCCAACAACAATCTCAAGCAAGAATTAAAGCAGAACAAGAAGAAAAAGCCAGAAACACAGCAATCAGTCCTGGATATGGTTCAGTGACTCCAGCATCCTTTGAGGCTGCATATGGTGTTGCTTATGATCCAAGAAATCCAAAACATGGCACAATGATTCAAGCACTCCATGGTGAAAACACTGGAAAATACATTCAAGGTGCTGGAACTGTATCTGGTTGGAAGGATGTAATGGGTCAACAAAGATACAGTGATTTGACCAAGGAAAGAGAACAAAAAGTTAGAGGAGCACAAGAAAAAATTGATGCTATTAAGTTTGATATAGACAAACATAAAGCGATGACTCCAGCCGAAAGAACCGCCGAAAATGCTGCAGAGAGAGCAGAATTGCTTAAATCAAAACCAGAAGCCTTTATGAAAGAATTAGATGTTCAAGATATTTACCAAAATAAAGGTGGTTTGAATACTCCTGTTGAAGTTCCATCTTGGGAAGCAAGAAAAGGAATGTCACAAAGAGCCGTAGCATCAAGAGCAGCAACAATGTTCGGAAGTGGCCGCGCTGCATTAGGTTCAACCAACAGAATGAATGCATAAACTATGAATTTTCAAGACCACAACATTTTTTCAAACAATCTTTACGATAATCTTTTCTACTTGAGAAAAAAGCAGTTGAAAGAAAATATCGGTGGTACTTTAACTGGATTAAGAACAAATCCACAGAGACCTGTTCAAGGTCCAACTACTAAAAATTCTATGCTTCCATCCGATCCATCTCCTGTAAGCGGTAATTTTGGATTGCAAGGCCAAGGAGGAGGTATTGTTGGTCCAAATGCATCTGGAAGCAATAAACCAGATTTAAGTAGAGGGTTTACAGATCCAGATACAGGAAAACAAATTGGTGGGCAGCAATTTAAACCAATGGAATATGAATTTGGCGGTGGAATGGGATTACCTTCAAAAATAAAAGGCGATTCTTCATATTTTAATCAACTTTCATCCACCATTCAATCTGGAAGCAGTCAAAATCAAGGAATGAATTACACACCTGGATTTACCAACGCACCAACAAATCAACAACAAGAACAAAGCACTGAACAAAAGAATGCAGAGATTGCTGAAAGAAATAGGAAGAGATCTGGAATGCAATCAAATCAAATGTTAAGCAAAGGAATGCAATTGGCACAGCAGTCAGGAATCAATCCTATGGGACAAATAAATTCTTCCGGTGGACTAAGCCCAAATACCATTCCATTACAAAATAGAAATGTTGGTTATACTAATCAAGCAAACATTTCGGGATTTAGAGCATCAAGAGGATTTGTATAATGAACAAAGAATTTAAATTAAAAAATAAAATTGCAGATGAATTGTTGAGTGAAAGATACGGTTCGATTCATCAAAAAGATCTAAATGAAAATATTGTTACAGATGTAATAAGTTTTGTGGCAAGTCCATTGTACACTATCATAAGATCTATTTTAGGGGGAGAAACAGAAGAAGCCCCTAAAATCAATAGACCAGACGAATCAATAGTAAATCCCGAACAATTGAAACTTCCTGCACCAAGAACAAGATATACAACAACTCCAGGCTTTCAACTTTCCAGAGCCTCAACAATTGCATAACTTGTTATTTGTGATATAATTATATTAGGTGACCGTGAAAATATTTAATCATAAATTTGTAGATTTAAACGTAGAACTAAAAGAAGTATATAAGAACGAGAAGCGTTTTTACTCCACCCCTGAAGGTGACTTCCCCAGTGTAACCACTGTTGTTGGTTTCGAGAAGCAGCAGTTCTTTGCTGAATGGAGAAAGAATAATCCAGAAGAAAGCAAGAGAGTTACTGTACGGGGAACCAAATTTCATTCTATTATTGAATCGTATTTAAAAAATGAACCGATAGATTTTGAAAACATGATACCCAATTACAAGGTATTGTTTAATCAATTGAAACCGGAATTAGATAAGATCGACAATATAGTTGCAATTGAAACCCCACTATGGTCCAAAACACTCGGACTGGCTGGAAGAACAGACTGTATCGCTGAATATGATGGAAAATTGTCCATCATAGACTTCAAGGCCAGTAGCAAAGAAAAGCGTACCAAAGACATTGATAATTACTTTATGCAGGCTACTGCATATGCCTTGATGTTTCAAGAAAGAACTGGGCAGATAATAGATAACTTTGCAATATTGATTTCATGCGAAGATGGATTCAAGCAGGTATTTGAAGGTAAGCCCATAAAGTACGTAAAATCTTTGAAGCAAATAATAAACAGATACAGAGATCAAAATGGAATACATTGAATTAAGAACAATAGAGCAGGCCGTGAACACCAGAGGTACAAAACTCTGGACAAAGATGAATGACAATTCAAAATCTGAAAGTAACCGCCATAGATTTGTACAAGAACATGGCGGTTTCTTTGTTAGAGAGGGAAGATACTGGAAATGGAATACACCAGTAACTGAACGAAATGGCTATTGGCTAAAGCGTGTAGACACTGGGGAAAAGACGTTTTTCTCTAATATGGCAGAATTTGCAGAACAGCAAGGAATGACTTCGGTTAAAGTTTGTGAACTTTTGAATGGTAAAAGAAAGACCTATAAAGGCTGGACCGCTGTAGAAGTTCGGGAAGTAAAAGATGATGTTGGTCCAAGAATCAAGGAAAAAGAAGAAAAGCCAAAGAAAGTCGGTATAACCAAAGCAGTAACTTTTTATAACCGGGTTACAAAAGAGATAATTCCAGTATCAAATGTGAGTGAATTTGCCAAAGCCAATAACATAGATTCTAATGCCCTTTATAAAGTTTCAAGAGGAGCATTGAAAAGTTATAAAAATTTAGAACTTTATAACCCATTAAAAATTATCTCGGATTCTCCTGAGACATAAATAATTTAAGATGAAATTTAAAGAACTACTAAATTTGCTAGAGGCTTCTAGAGAGACCAATGACGCCTTCAGAACTACTGGAGAGGCCACATCCAAGGATAGGGCCAAGAGCAATGCTGGAGATGCAAAGGCCAAGGATGCTGCCAGAAAGCGCGCAGAGAGAGCCAGACAGACTCCCAAGGATAAACTACCAAAGACTGAATTGGTAAAGCAAGTTGTTGTAGTCAAGACTAAGGATAATAGAGTTCAATTAATTTTTAAAGACTCTTATAATCCTAATGTACACCAATTGTTGAGCAAAGACAAGGCCCTTTCAATGGAAGAGGCCAAAAATGCTACTGCCGATCCTGCATTCGAACAAACAAGAGCATCTAAACTATTGTTTGGTAATGTAAAGGAAAAACCAAAAGGCGAAGTTCCACCAAAGAAAGCCGAGAAGGAAAAAGAAGAACCAAAAGAAAAAGGTGGAGAGTCAAAGGCAGAAGAAAAAGAAGAAAAGACAGAAGAAAGACCAAAGGCTAAAAAACTTTCCAAAAATGAAATGTTCCAAGCAATGGAACAAATGTCGCCAGAACAATTGGCGATGTTGCCACCAGAAACAAGAGAAGAATACTTTAAGAAGTTGAGAAACCCACCTACAACAGGTGAGTTTGACAACATGACCTTTGAAGGGTTGAGCGTTCAATACGGTTTGAACCCAATTTCAAGTCTTCCATTCAATCAACAAGTATTGAATGCAATCGTATTCTTAGCAAAACTAAAAGCAGGCGCGGGCCAACAAGAAATGGGAACTCTTGTCGCGTTGTCCCCGTCTGCAACGGACTTCACCAAGAAAGCATTCTTGCAAGCCAACAAGATTCTATCCCAAGTTGGCGATGAGTGCATACAAAATCTACTGTCGCGTTCTGAAATAGGTGGAAAGAACATCTATGCAGAAGGCGCAGTAGACATGCAATGCGGTGATTACAAATTTAAAATCGAAGCCGGTGGTGAGTTTAGCATCTCCACTGAAAGTTTCAACCAAGGAAATAAAATATTTAAAGGCATCCTTGCAACTTCTTTGAATGCTGCTTTGAACAATCCACAAATAATTCAAAGTGACCCAGCAGTAAAAAGAATGATGCAAAATATGGATCCTGTTGTCAAGTCTTTTAATAAGGTGATGATTCCCGCTCAAAGCATGCAAGCGATAATGAGCAATCCAAAATATGTTGAACAACTACAAAACACTCCTGTGGTTGACGAAGAAGGAAACCAAGTTGGAACTGTTTTGGATGAACAAGGAAATTTAAATCCACAAGCATCTTATGAAAACTTCCAACAACAAATAATCAAGGCATCAAAGAGCCTTTTCAAGAAAGAATCAACGGGTGAGTCTTCCCCATTGTTAAATGCAATTTCAACTTCAATTTTGGGTGCATATCTAAGAGGAGATGGATTAAAGAAACCACAAGAGCAACCAACACACGTATTGACTGCAAACGGTGTATTTCCACTATCTCCAGATTATATTTCAGAAATTTCCAAAACAGCGATAATTAGTGTTAAAAAAAATGACAATCCAATAAACAGTGAAAACTTGACATCTTACAATAAAAATGCTGGATCTATATTGGCAAAGTATAGAACTATAGTTGAAGCAAAAGAACAAAAAACTCCAAGTTTGAAAGAATTGGTAGTTGATAAAGATAAAATAAATCCATTACAAATGGTTGCATCTGATTTGGTCAATTCGTATAACTTCGATTTCAATGCAAGTTTGATTCCAGGATTTAGTCCAAAGGATCTAAATGCTGTTGAATACAACTATGTAAAAATTGATAACAAGCAAGTAAAGATTCCTGTAGTAAGAGCATCAAAAATAGCAAGCGATTTGGTCGCAGAAGATGCAATAATTTTAAATGATCTTATTATTGAAGCATTGACAAATAATTTTGTTCTTTCTTCACTTGTTCAAAATCGACTGATTGATTCTGTAGAGGCATCATTGTTACAAACACCAACTGTTCTTTTAGAACAAAATGGTTATGACCCAAATGATATATTGGCCACAATTTATCATAATAGTTTAGAAAGGTTGAACGAAGATCCAACTCTTCTTGTTTACAGTTTATATTCTATTCAAGAAGAAGCTGCCCGTGATTATAAGAAAGAATATAGAAATTATCACGGAAAACCAAAACAACGCAAAGAGCGTGCTGCCAGAACTCGTGCAAGAGAACTAATGAAGAAAAAAGGCAGAGTTCGTAAAGGTGACGGCAAGGATATAGATCATAAAAAGCCTTTGAGATCCGGTGGTTCAAACGGTATAAATAATTTACGTGTCCGTGAAAAATCAGATAATAGATCTGACAATGGACACAAAAAAGGCGAGAAGCAGAACAAGGATTGGAAATGACCTCTAAAACAGTACAAGTTATTCTAGAAAAAGTGTATGAAAAGTCTGGTTTAGGTAAATGGTTCAATAAAGAATCTGCTGGCGGTGGTCCGGGATGGGATCGTTATAATACCAAAGGCGAGAGAGTTGGCAAGTGTGGTGATGCTGATGAAGGTGATCCTTATTCTGCTTGCTTGAGCAGACAAAAAGCAGATAAATTGGGCAAAGATGGAATATCTTCTTTCGTTCGTCGCAAGAGAGCAGCACAAAAGAAGGCAGGAAGAGGTAAGAAGGGAACTTCTGAAAAAAAGGGAAAGAAACCAATCTTTGTAAAAACCGGGGCATCTGAAGTAAAGGAATCATTTGATACTTTTATTGCAGAAAGTGTATCTGGTGTATTTAAAATGGAATATTCACCAATTGAGGCAAAAGATCTTTTGCCGTGTGATTTAATCATAAATGAATCTGGTCAAGTTTTTGAAGTAGATTCTTTAGAATTGAATGAACAAAATTGGATTGTAACCATGTCTGATGAATATGGTCAACAACATCAAGAAACATTTTTACCAGAAACAACAATGGGATTCATTGACAATCTGGAAGAATTGATGGAAGAAGAATGTGGTGAACAACTTGAACTATTTGAAGATGATAAGAAGAAAGTCAAGTTGAATAAGATCATGCGTGGAGATGTCAAGAAGTACAAGGTTTATGTAAAAAATGACAAAGGCAATGTAGTCAAAGTAAACTTTGGTGATCCAAACATGGAAATCAAGAGAGATGATCCTGCACGCAGAAAGAACTTCCGTGCTCGCCACAACTGCGATAATCCAGGACCAAGATGGAAGGCTCGTTATTGGGCTTGCAAGACATGGAGTTCACAAACAGTAACTTCAATGTTGAAGGAAGGCGTAGATCTCACAGAAGAAAAGAAAAACAAACCAAAGAGTTCTAAAAAGTGGAATTCTTGCATTGCCCAAGCCAAGGCAAAGTTTGATGTATATCCAAGTGCATATGCCAATGCATGGGCCGCCAAATGCTATAAAGGCAAGGGTGGAAAGTGGAAGAAAGTAAATGAAGGAGTGGTTCAAGATATCCTTGAATCATTTGAAAATTTAGAGTATAACCCAAATCTTTGGGGTCACCTAGACAATTCTAAATAAAAGGGAAGCCATGAAATTCAAACAACTATTATCAAAAATTGAATCGCTACAAGAAAATGCACCAGAACAAACTTTTGGTGGCGGTCTCTACATTGGAGATCCGAATGCCCCAAAAAATCAAAGTCCACTCACCAACAAAGGAACTTTTAATCTAAAACTTCCTTACTCAGTTGATGCAATCAATGCAATGTTGGCTGCAATGTCATCTAAAGATTACATTGATCCATCTGAAATGTTGGGTGTAGTAAAGCAAAAATTAAATCACTTTGGTTTAGATTTCTGCACAAAAAGACAAAATGAATTGTTTAGCGGTGATGGTTTGACCCAATTCCCACTAGTTCAATATGGTAGCACACAATTGGGCGTCTATGGTCAAAATCCATATGATGATATCAATGTAAAGGGATTCAAGCAAGGTGATGGAATCACAGAAAAGTTAGGACACGGACTATCTTTGACTGTCAGCATCCAAAAGAATCCAAATGGCTTAAGAAGAATGAACATGATTATCGTACCATCAGAGAGCGATCCAGAGATCGCAGGTGAATCTGACTGTGGCTGTATGCACTGATAAACTAATGAAAGATAAACTAACCTTGACAGAAGATAATTTTTTAGATTTCTGTCAAGGTTGTTATTTTAATCCAGAATGCTCTGGAAAAAATGAATTTGTAGATGATTTGAAGAGAATAAAGTACATAAAGAGACTTTTGCAGAAGATTCATAAACATAAAACTTTGAAATCAATAAGAGAAAGATTGATTTTAAACCATCTCATAATTTTGAGAAATGTATTCGGTGAGGAAAATTCCTGCCGAATTTTATTTTTTAAACTTGAGCCAAAATTGCATTCTTATTTGAAATCTTTTCTGGTTTATCTTGAATTCAGTGTCAAGAACGTTCCAGAAGTAAATTATTCATTATTGAATACAGATCCCAGAGTTGACAGAAAACTCTCTTTGGCTGAAAACTAAATATTTTTGATGCTTTCCAGTAATCTAGTATCCTCGTTTTACTTCAATAACTTTGCAGCAGCAATTTCTGAGCCATTCACATCTTTAAATGCATATCGTGCAGGGGTCATAGACCAAGATGGGAACATTCTAAAGCCAGAAAGCAGCATAGATCCATTTGAATATTTGGTAATAAAATTAAAGAAGATCATTGCTGAACTTCCTTATGGTGTGACCAAATCAAAATTAAGTTCATACATTCCTGCTCTTCAATATTTTTCTGAAGAAGCAGCATCATTTGGTATTGATAAAGAACAAATGGACCTATTGATTGAGGGATTCATAACAGTAGAATCAAACGGAAATGCCAGTTATCTTGAATTGAAAGAAGACATGGCCTCGGGGAACTTAGGCGGGCCTGCTTCATCACCGACTCAAAATACTGGCTCTGTAACTGGTTTTGATCCACCTCTTGGCGGAATGTTCAGAAGAAAGCCACAACAATCTGTATTGGGATTTGAGAAGCAATCATGTGAGATGTATGATGTATGCCCAGAAGATTTTGATCTATACTCAAATCCAAATATAAAATCTTGGGATGAAATTGAAGATAGTCCAACAAAGAGATTGATGCAAAGATCTCAAAGAAGAAATGGTGGATCAACAATCGTTATTCGTGATATTGGATCCAATCGTTATCATAAATTAAATTTGGCTCCAAGAAACATTTCAAAGATGTTTGAGGATGTAGATTTGTCAATATTTAAAACTGTATTATCTGAAGAACAAGCAGCAACAGTTGCATTTCAAGATAATTCGTCTCAAAGAGAAACAAACGTGGCAGTTCAAACAAATAATCAGGAAAGAAGAGAATTAAAAAACCCTCAACATGTAAAAAAAATGGCTGAAGGCCATTTATTAAACATAATGGGAACTATTAAATCTCAATCAAAAAATGAAGCATTGAGAAGTCATGCTGCTTTACATGAAATTCGAACAAGAATGGCAATGACTTTAATTGGTATGCATGATTCTGCTTTAGATGATGAAGGTTCAAGACAAGGAATTGCACAAGATTATTTTGAACAAATATCAGAGCCGTCATACGTTAGCAAAGCCATAAGTGCTCCCGGAAAAGATTTTATAGCATATTCCAGAAATGCTCGTAAAAATGAATCAGGAAAATATGAATTTGTAGCAGGTGAAACTAAACATAGACCATCTGGAAGAATATCAATTCCAACTAAACCAATTTTAAGTGCTTATGATACAGATATTGACAGAGAAATAGCACAAACTACATTTGAACGCGGACATTCATTTTCTGAACGTGGATCTGGATCTTCTTCGATAAGACCTACTGGAAAAACTAAAGAATTGTGGAATGTAATTGCACAAGAACCAATTAAAAAATTAATGGGAGGTCTTGCAGAAACAGAAATAGGAAGAGGAACTATACCACACTCATTGAGTGTGTCTGGTGGATTTAATCCAGTATTAGTACATGGTTCTGGTGTATTAGATTTTGCCCATTATCTAGCAACTCATAAATCTAAACAAGGGAATGTTGGTATTAGAACTATAAGACCTACTAGTTCACCATCAAGAGTTCAAACGGAATTTGGTGATGTTAAAATTCCTGAACAGATGGCTCACTTATTAGACTCGGTTCGCAAACAAAATCAAAGACAAATAATTGTAGACGACAAGCACATTAAACATCTAAGAAATAGAATGTTAGGTGATAATCCTACAGAAGAGCATAAATCCGATGTAGATGCTATAATTGGAGACTGGACAAAAGAAATGTCATTAGGTGGTTTCTATAAACCAAACAGAGAAATTGCTCTAACAGGATCACAAATATCCGAAGTACTATAATTACTCCTGAATAAACTGCTGACCTTCATTCATATTGTTTTTGCCTACTGCTTCTCTTGCTTCTCTGACAATTTTGTCGTTACAATCATTAAATCCACTTTTGTATTCATAGAACATGGTATCTGACCAGTCTACTGGCTTTACATAAGGACGGTCTTTGCCAGCATATCTGTCATTCCAGCCCATATTGTAATGCTTGCCGGGGATATATCCTTCGTTCATTTTTCATCCTTTGGAAAATCTGTAATGAATGGATTCATGCTGTTGAGAATCTTGTCAAGAGTTTTGACATAAGCATACTGTTCAGTGATGTTAAGATAACCACGAATCTCTAGTAGTCTCTGATAATCATCAGGCATGATTACAGTTCTTGAGACCTTCATGTTTGGATTTTGACGAGGCCGTCTCTTATTGTTCATTGGCCTCTTGTTTTGAGAATCAATATTTCCAAACATCTTCATGATGTCATCATATGACATGTAGTTAGATGCGTTGTCTTTCTGCATCTTATTCCAGTCTTCCCACATGTTCTTAAACTTATCGTTGAATGGTCCCATATAGAAAAAGCCATCATCTGGACGCTCAGGACCAAAGTTTTCAAAATCATCGTTGTTTGAATTATTGTCTCTCATTGTTATCCTTTTGGTTGATGTCGAAGAACTGCTCGTACAGTACCTTGCCACGATTGTCTGTGACAGATAGGTATCTGATATGGCGCTCCACTGCGTCAGTAATGCTCAGTGCGTCGTTTGGACCAAATGAGATGTGCTTGATCCAAGCAGGATTCCCACCGATGGAGATCCGAACTTCATGACCATCTGCATTGGTTCCGAAGAAATCAAATGAAAAATTATCACCAGTAAAGTAAGTGAAGAAGCAATCGACATCATCGTACTTCTTGCGGACCTGATCTAAGGTCAATGTATTTGACTTAACCATTTGGTAGTCTCTTTAGCTTGACTGATAGAGGAAGTTGGCCAATCTCGTCAAGCTTACGAAGAGTTCCAACCTTAGCGTTCATGAGTTCCCGTGCACGAACACGCTTCTTGCGCTCATGACGACGCTTGTTCTTACGACTTAGAATACGCTGTTTTGAATTAGGCATAAAAATATACACTCCTTATTATTTATTCGTCAATTAGGTTGAGTCTGGATTCAATATCATCAAGACGATCATTGATCTCAAGGATATTATCGTTTTGCTGGGCCTTGATCTGTTGTTCAAGACTTCTTATAATTTTGTTCTGAAGTTCCAGTGCATCTGCATAATACTTCAGATTAGACTCCATAGTCTTAATTTTTTGCCACAAACCATTGATTTGCTCGGTGAGTTTATGGCTCATGCTTTCATCATAGGTATAATTGTAACTCTTATTCATGGTCTTATTTTTCCAATCAATTTCAGACATATCAAGTTTTACTGGTTTAGTTTTATAAGCCGCTTTTTTAATTTCTTCTTTTATAACAGATTCTATTTCAATATCAATATCGGCTAGAAGATCTTCTTCAAGAATTGGATCAGTTTGATTTTTATCCATGCACATAGTATACACTGTAATCAGCAGTTGTCAAATAACAACACCCCTTTCGGGGTGCGGGTCGATTCAGATGCGGGAGACCAAACCCCACTGCTTCAAGCAGCCATTGCCATAGGTGCGGCAATCAATTTTTGCAACGGTTTATTTACGACACTTGTTACCCGTGTCGGGCATCTCCTTCTTCAATACTCTGCGCCAATCGAAGCCAGTTCAGCCCCTAGATCCCGAAGCCTAGGACTTCGGGGATTGCCCCCTGCAAGAGGACTTGACTCGCCATCTCTAATAGATTTGCAGAATCTATTTCGGTTAGGCTAATGGAGCCGAGGGGAATCGAACCCCTGTGTTGTTCGCATTTCTATCCGATATCAACAATACCAATTAGGTAGAATGGATTTGAACCATCAACCTTCTCGACCCAAACGAGACGCGCTACCAAATTGCGCTACTACCTAGTACAAACTTATTTAGACAGTGATATGGGACTTGAACCCATTATCCAGCTTTGTCGGTCAATTTTAATAGACCGTTTTACGCTGGTACATCTCTTGTCAAGACTGCTTGTTCCCACCAAGCGGATCACTGGTTTTTTCTATATCGTAATAATATTTGTCATCATCACCACTAAGAATCCATCTATCGCTTTTATCTTCGCATCTATAAATTTTATCATCAACTTTGTAATCTGGATTTTCTGGAAATGGTTTAGTCGTGAAAGACATTTCTTTCCAAAAAATTCTATTGTTTGGTTGTAAGGTATAATTTCCATTATCAAGTTCAATCATATGAAGGCATTTGTATTGACTTGGTTCATCGCTGTAAGGGTTGTCATACCAATCAAATGTCATCATATAATTTCCCCAACAACTAGTTTTATCTTTAAAAATTACTTTTGCCCTTGCTCCATTTAAGTAATCATAAGAAATTACAGTTGACTTAATTGAAAAGCAATCCCATAGTTGAAGCAAATCCAATTGCTGAATTTCACATGGTTTGCTGCAAAGTTTATTAATTGGAACTCTACTTCTTATTGTTCCATTATCAAGCATCACATTAAATAACATTGCTCTGCTTGGGCTTGATTGAGCTCCAAACACAGTTACCTTTTCATATTCACCTTTAAAATTTTTATCTTGATAAAGATGTTCTTTTCTTAATAAACAATAAAAGTGTGGTATGTTAAGATTATACATGAATGCGAGCGGAGGGATTCGAACCTTCGTAGACAAAAGTCAGCAGATTTACAGTCTGCCCTCGTTGACCGCTTGAGTACACTCGCTTAAATCGGGCATTGAATCCTTTTTCCAGCCCTGATCAAGGTCTGGGAAGTATAATGCTAGCCCTGCGCGTTCTTCTACGGTATCCCGCGCCCCACCGCTGATTGCTGCAGGGTATCAGTTATCCCGAGCAGCTTAATAGTTCTGATTATTTAGTCTTCTTTTTTGAATTTTTCTTGGATTTCTTCTTACCAAAAATTGCTTCAAAATTTTTACCATATTGTTCCATATTTACAGGGCGGGGAGAACTTCCTTTGCCTGCACCATGTGATCCATAATCCATGCCACCATTATGGCACGTAGAAATGCTTTGTCAACTAAATATTCATATGAAGAACAATAAAGGCTATTACAGTTGGATCCACTCTATGAAAAACGCTGCCTTGGAATCTCACTTCAAGGGTCGTGAAATGATCAATGAAGCTAAAAAAAGAACAGATGATAATTCTGATTCCGAAGATAGATATGATCCAAAAATTGCCGCTGAATTGGCCAAATTAAGACAAGAAAGAGCCGGGCAATTTACTTCAGAACTAGAAAGATCTAGACGTGCAGAAGAAGCCCAAAAAGCAGAAGCTATGCGTCCATTATCTTTAGATGTAGAAGGGGCCGAAGAACTTCCAGATGTAGGCATACAGGCTCATAGAAGAGCCATGCGAAAAGATTTAGGAGTAGAAGATTTAAATGGTGATGGAGTAAAAGATGCCAATGATGTTGTTGCTGATGGACAAGACGGCGTAATGGGCAATCAAAGAATTCCTGCTGGATTACCAAAAGCCCAGTGGGCAGCGGCCAGAGGCATTCAAGGCACCAAAGGATTGGGAGAAATTCCAGGAACCCATCAAGCATTGAGAGATCTCACATTGGCTTTGGATATGAGATCAAAGGGTGAACACGGAGAGCTTTCAAAGTATCACAAACAATTATTAAAGATTCACGATCAAGCCGCAAGAGATGCTTCAATTTCTAGAGAAAGAAATGTAAGAGCCGATGCTGCTGCAGAGCATGCAGATGAAATGCTAGGAGCAGGACATGGCCCGCTAGGTCTCAGATTTGAAAGTGTCAATCAAAAGATTTCAAGATTGTTGAATGGCTGATCAGAGATCTGGATAACCGATCTCTCTAGACCACTCCCATTCTTCCCATAACAATTTAGCAAATTCGTCGTCAGGGTCATGACGACGAATTTCTATTTCTGCGATACCTTCAGCACAAATGTGAGCATCCATTTCCCACGAAAACCAACGCCACACATCCGGCTGCAGGATCTTGTTAGTGATCAGGCAGCGGACTTCTTTTGACATGTTAATTCAATGTAAATGCAGTGCAACCAGCGGGTAGTGCTGCTGGTAGACCAAAAGGCTCTATTGGAAGGATATTTGGACCTTGTGGAAAGGTCAATGCTGTTTGGAATGTATTTCCGCTTCTATTTACAAAATAAAACGTAACTCCAGCAGCGGTGGCGCCAGTATTATTTACTAGAACGCCTTTGCACTTTAAAATTTTTGATCCATCTAAAGTTATTGGGTTTAATGAAAAGTATTTGTCGTACATGTTACAAATATTTAGTAATAGATAAATACTTTAAATGCGGCTGGAGGGAATCGAACCCTCGTGACGGGTTTGGAAAACCCGCGTAATGGCCGTTATACGACAGCCGCAGAAAGACAAATATGAAAAAGATCAATGAAGGTAATCTTTATAATGTTGAAACAAGTGAACCTAAAAAAGACAGAAGTAGCGAACTAGACAGTGTTACTAAAGTAATGATGGATCAATTTTGGGAGGCTATGGGCAGACAGGGAGTAACCCCAAAAAAAGCCAAAATGATAGCCAAACAAACTTTTGCATCAGACATCAACACCTAGAGCAAATTTTATCTTATTCATCTTATTTGCATCGAAATGCTCATCAAATTGCTTGATGAGTTTTTCTTTCATCTGGCAAAATTTATTGTATTCTTTGGTAGAAGCCTGATCATCGGTTTCCATTCTACCAAGACGATACATAACATGCCCGTACTCATAAATCAGTTCTTCCAATTCACTGTTATTCATGCTAGTATTATAACACAAGTAAAACAATAGTCAAATATAAATATCTACATGGTAAACAAAGACAAGAAATTTATTATCAATGAAGGCCGCGCAATCACCAATGGCAAATTTGCTTATGGTGGCTTCCCACGTATATTAAAAGAATCCAATTCATATGGATCTACACACATTGAAATGTTTGATGACATCATGGCCGGCAATGATCAAAAAGCCAAAGATTTAATTAAAAAAATTGATGCTGCGAGAGGAACCGGCCCTACTTTAGATGATGTCACACACAGCCTAGAATTACATAAGCATCTTTTGAGCACTCTAGGAGAAAATCACCCACACGTCCGTGGTCTAAGCAACGGATTAAAGGATATCTACGATACTGCTCTAGAGTTTGAAAAGAATCCATCAGGAATTTCACAAAAAGATCGTGAAGATTATGCCAAATCAGTTGACATGATGAAAAATGATAAACATGCCAACACACTATCTTGGATGATGGACTATATGGATCCCAATTACATGTAAAATTAAATACCCCTGAGATCGTATCTCAAGGCCGACAACCCCGAGCGCTCGGGGTTGTTTCTTTATAAATATTTCTATGCTTAAACATGTTGGTGATAAATGGTATGTTCTTGATTCAACTGGCAAAAAAGTTTTAGGCAAGCATGCCTCGAAAGCCAAAGCAGTTGCACAACTACAAGCAATTGAAATTTCAAAAGAAGAAAGAAATGAATCAAGGATAATGTCTTTCGGAGATTATCTCAAAGAAGGGTTATCTACTTTGGAATATCACCAAGAACTCAATCCTGAACTCTGGGATGGAAATGAGTTAAAACAAGAAGTTAAAGACAAACTAATTGAGATTGGGAAAACTTGGGTTGAATGGGCAAATATTCCGATTGAAGCCGTTAAAGATTTAATTTTGGTAGGTGGAAATGCAAACTTTAATTACACACCAAAGTCGGATATTGATGTTCATATTCTCATTGATGTTGATGAGATTCCAAACTGCCCAGATTTTATTGATGATTATCTAAAAGACAAGAAACAACTTTGGTCTCTAACACACGACATCAAAGTTCATGGTCATGATGTAGAAATTTATGCTCAAGACATGAACGATGGGTTTGTTCAAGATCAAGGAGTTTATAGTCTTACAAAAGATGAATGGTTAGTAGAACCAATTCATAAAGAAGTAAGCCTAGATGATCCTCATGTTAGCAAAAAGGTTCAAGATTACATTGGACAAATTGATGCATTAATTGCATCAAATGCAGAAGATAAATCATTTGAAAAGTTGAAAAATAAGTTTAAAAATATGAGACAATCAGATATCAAAAAAGCCGGAGAATTTTCTCACGGCAATTTGATATTCAAAGAACTCAGAAATCTTGGTTATCTTGACCGAATGAATGACTATATCAAGTCAAAGCAAGATGAACGCTTGAGTTTATGATTCTAGATATCCACTGTCTATGGCCATGCACCATAAACCATAAAGAATGATGCCGACCCCTACGGATGTAAAAGTCATCAGGAATAAGCAGAAATGCCAATTTTTAATTACAAAATCTATAAATTCTTTTATCGATTCTAGCATAGGATAATTATATAGATTTCCTATGGTTTAGAAATGGTTAATTTCTCTCAACAAATTCAACCCAATCTTGCTTGACCAAATGGTTTCCCTGATAGCCATCTTTAATTTTTGACACATCCCACCAGATGGTATCACCAACCTGGATATCCTCAGTTAGTTTATCTCCAATAGCAAGAACCTGTGCTGGGATAATTTTTGAAGTTGATTTTTCAGTATAAATGATGCCCGCTTCACTGGTCTTTTGACCACCGATCAAAGCCTTAGCCAATATCCATTTTCCAATAGGTTTCATGTTTTTCCTTTTATATCAAAAGTTTCATTTTTCCACATTTTTATTTGGTCTACTCGGAAATGTCTAATAGTGGAATCCGAAAGAACAACACACCAAACATCATTTTCAAAAGTTCCACCATCACGAATATAAATTGCGTATCCATCTCCCAAAGGGGTTAACACTGGAATTGGATTTTTAAATTCGTGAAACATAATATTAAAACTGGAGGTGAGAGATTTGAACTCCCGACATCAAGGACCAAAGCCTTGCGTTCTACCAACTGAACTAACCTCCACTATTTCTTCCTGCAAATGTATCTGTTTGTGAATGACAATTAGGACACAAAAATCTAAGATTATCTATTCTATTATCGTTATGTATTCCATTTTTATGATCTAATTGTAATGTTATTGATTTTTTATTCCATATATCTTGCAACCCACATTCATCACATTTATAATCTAAAAGTTTTTCTTTAACTAATCTTTTTTTCAATATTTGTCTATTGTTATAGCATGAATTTTTTACAAGTATTTTTTTTAGATCTAAAGGAGTTCTAGCTCCTTTGGGTCTATTTTTATTAGAACCTCTTCCTTCTGGAATATGAGAATAATCAATTTTATCCTCTAATAATCTAGTCTTAAGAGTTTTTACATTTCCGCCTTTGTTTAATAAATTAAATTTGGAAAGTATACAAGAAAAAGTATCACATGATAAAACAATTTTAATTAATTCTTTTTTACTTATTTTCCAAATTGGGGATCTTCTATTTCTCACACAAGTATTTAGTATCACAAATATTTTAACATTTATTGTGATACTGTAGAATGAATTTTAGCGCAGTAATTATTCATAATAATTGAACTTGCACAACCAACATTGATGCTTCTCACAGAGCCATACTGCGGAATGTAAAGAATGTCATCACACATATTTATCACGTCTTTCGGAATGCCGATTTGCTCCTGGCCAAACACAAAGACGTAATGGTTTGCAGGATCAAACTCGTAAGCATTTACATCTTTAGCATCATGTACATTGTCCACGCCAATTACTTTAATGGCCTTACCAACCCCATCCGGGCCAGCAAGCGATGCAACATAGTCGGCCAGTGAATCAATATCTCGTACATGCTTGAAATTAGTGTAGTGATGGGTTCCAACAGTCCCACGACGATCATATTTTTTATTACCGTAGACGACAACTTCCTTCGCAAGAAATGCGTTAGCGTTTCTAATGACGGTAGCAATATTGAAATCGTTACCAATGTTGCAACATACCACAGAAAAATTATGACGTTTGCTGTCAAGATCTGCAATAATAGCATCGTGGTTCCAATAGTGGTAATAGTCGATAAGGTTGCGAGTCTCGGTCATTGGTTATAGTATACATCAAGAACGGGAAGAGTCAACCATTGCAATGCGTTCTCCGATCCATTCCATGCAGTTCACGGCCATGCTGTTGCCAAGCGCCCTGTAGCGAGGACCATCGGGACATTCATCAGCAGACTTGTTCTTCCAAGGAATGCTAGTGTAGTTATCAGGGAAGCCCTGAAGCCTCTCACATTCAATTGGAGTCAATCTACGAACAGACATGGACTGGACAACCGCAGTGGTTGCACGGGTATCACCGGAATCAAAAATATTTTGCGTAGGTGCGACATCACCTTCAACCCAAGTCTCATCATCTGTGTTAGACTGGGCTCTCTTTGATTTGGTGAACGGTACGGGTATGTATGCACCATGCCCATCCAATTCAGTATGAGATCTCACACCGCGAGTGCCAAGAGTTCCAGAAACCTCCTGGGCCACCATAGCAAAGCCATCTGCCCTGCTGTAATCGTGGCAGGTAGTTTCAAGACACGGGGCTATTTCGTGGCTTGTGACGCAATTGCTTGAAGTGCTTTCTCCAGAACCAAAGGCAATCTCCTCGCCCTTCTTTCTGCGCGACGCAGAATCCCGGAGCACGCTTTGGCGCTCAAAAAGAACCTTGGCTGCACTGGTTGTGTCTCCAAGACATCCGACAACGAACACACGTCTCCGTCTTTGCGGGACGGCGTTCGGATGCCGTTGTGTTCTGACCCATTGAGAGTCAAGGACTCTGTAGGACCACCCATACCCCAGTTGCCCCAGCGCCCCGAGGAAGGAACCAAAATCCCTTCCTCCGTTGGATGACAGGACTCCGGGGACATTTTCCCAGACAATCCATCTAGGCCGTAGACGTTTAGCGATCTCAAGGTAGGTAAGCATGAGGCCACCTCTTGGGTCTTTAAGACCTCCTCTGAGTCCTGCAACTGAAAAAGATTGACAGGGGGTTCCCCCGACGAGTAGGTCGATGTCGCCTTCTTTGAGGTTCCACGTTTCATATTTTGTCATGTCTCCTAGGTTTGGAACATTTGGGTAGTGATGTGCGAGAACAGCAGATGGAAATGGTTCAATGTCGCTAAATGCAACCGGCGTCCATCCAAGAGGATGCCACGCCACAGTTGCTGCTTCAATTCCACTGCAAACTGAAAGATATCTCATTTTAGTCTTTTTGCCAGTTGTTCAGAATCCAACTTGAAGAGTTCTTCTTATCTTCTCCACCGACACCGAACATGAATGAAAGATTAATATCATGATAATCCATCTCAGGAATGTTTTTTCCGTTCCTATCTCCGCCGTTGGCGAAGATAATGTGAGCATCGGGATACATCATTCTGACTTTATGAATAGCATCCTTTGCGCTGCCATCGTCATCATTGAATTCAATGACTTCATCAACACCCTTGATGTGCTTGATGATCGTGGCTCTTTCATTGAACGGCAAGAAACTCTTGCCCTTCTTTCTTACGAGCCATGCGTCGGAATTGACACCAACGATTAGATAGGTTCCATGACTACGAGCAGCAGCAATGTATGCAATGTGTCCGCTGTGAATGGGATCAAAGCCACCAGTAATCAAAACAATAGTCATGTTCTTGCTCATGTAAATCTCCAATGACCCCACCGAGAATCGAACTCGGAGTCTTCTCCTTGAAAGGGAGACGATTTAGCCACTTAATCTATGGGGCCTTTATATTATTTAATGCGCTTTCTTCCGTATGCAAACGCAGAAGCAATCACAATCAAAGCTGCGCCAGCAGGAGAAGGACAATCGTTTCCACGACCACACTGATTTGGATCTATTCCACCGAAAGGCATCGTGATGCTTTCAATGCGATCATGCTGCACAGGAATGGCAAAGTCCTGATTCACCATCTGAATGGTGCAAACAAGATTGTTATGGTTGTAGATCTTGTATATCCAATAGCCATCAGCCTTGCCCATGAATAGATTGTTACCGACAATCGACGCAGGAACCGTAGGAGGATTGATTGCCTCCGTGGTAGGCGTAGGCATTGTGTATGCCGTATCAAAGGTCAGAGGATTGTCGAAGTGTTCACCGAGGTAAGTAGAACCCTGATAAACGGAACGGTCAATAACCTGACCGGGCATATAAAGAGTAGACACAGAAGTAAGCATGGTTGTATTATATCCTGTCCAATAACAAAGTCAAATTATTCCATATCGGTTTTGCGGTGCAAATTATTATTATCGTTTGCTTCCTGAACCATATCATTCAGGCCAAGTTCTTCATCAAGCATTGCCAACCTGTCCATAGCCTGTTGACGCTTCATCATTTCAATTCTAGCCGGTGTGCGGAACTTCTTCATGAAGTCACATTTGCAATGTTCAAACTCACGGTCGTCTGCGTGAATGAGAAGCCCGTCCCACTCATCACACCAATGCCATCCGTTGGCAACTTCTTCTGCGGTCAGAATGACATTCTCATCGCCATCAAAAGGCTGCATGAGGTAGTTCCAACGCTCTTCAGACATTCCGTGTTTATTAAACATTATCGTTCTCCTCAATATCAAACTTTGGCGGTACTGCCTTGCCTTTGGAAACAACTACGCCGTTCAGCGTCTTGACGACTGGTGCGTTCTTGAAGCAGTCCCATCCACGCAACTCGGCCTCTTCCTTGGCAGTCGTTGCTCCATCCATCTCAACCCATTCGCACACTTCTAGTCTTGCCTCGTCGCGCTCGGCAGTAAGTTCAATAATCTTTTCAGAGCGCATATCACACATATGAATACGCTCGGTCAATTCATCACGAAGAAGTTCCATGTACTCATACGCCTCACAGATATCCCGCAGAACATCAGGGGGAAGATCGGTGCGCTTGCTATGGCAGCGCAGGCGGTAGTCTATGGGTTCGTAGTCGGGCATTACTTACCAACCGTAATGGTGATCTTTTGAGCAATTGTAATCGCAAAGAGCATCATAGTGATTGCACAGGTAACCATCGTAGCAACAAATGCCACATCTCCAAAAAGTCTGAGAATCTTGGTGTTGGTATCAGAATCGGTCTTGGTGTTATTCTTTTTCGTAGCCATGTTGTTTTCCTTTTGTATTAGATTGCGTTAGCCAAATCACCGAGATCATCCGAGATCTGGTAGAGCCTGTCCGAGATCTGATTTGGATTAATGTCTCCACTCTGAACTTCAGAGGCCAAATCATCAACGAGTGCAATGATCTCGTCAATCGCGTCCGTAACAGAAATGCTCTTCACAACGATCTTCTTGTTCTTATTCTTGGTAGCCATATTAGTCTCCGAGGTATTCCTTTTGAGTGTAACGAGTAATGCTCTTGATCTTACCGTACCGACGACGGGCACAAGCAACGATACGCTTGTATTCCTTCGCGGTGCAGTAGAAGTGTACATCAAAAGCGTTCTTTGTCAAGTGAGTTCCCGAACCATAGAACATCTCCGGGTAACGCTTTTCCAATCCGTTAGAAATCTGAAAATAGTTTCCACGGTTGTAATTGAAGTAGTAGTGGTACTTGGTTTCTTTCTTGGTCTTGGTCATCATATGCATAGTATATCTCCAGTTAGAGGTTAGTCAAGTCAATCGTTTGAAGGTTGAACAGTATTTTTCTTTGCTGCCTTGTAGACCTGCTGTTCACCGATCCACTCCGATGCTTTAACCATCCAATTTGCAAACTTAAATGCCATCACGGGACTGTGAATTTGAGCTTTGGAAGGAGTGTAGATGGTCAAGTTTTTGTGGTAAATTTTTACACATCGTTCGCCGTTACCATACTCATGACATTCGGCAATGAAGGTCTTATAGACAAACGGTGCGGGAGTATCCATTACAGTCGCTCCATGAAGTCCCGGTCGTCATCCTGATCGAAGAGAGGCATATCCATTTCATCCTCCGTCCAATCGGTATAATCGACGCTAGTCTCACCCACTTGGTGCAGGCGGTAGTACTCCCACACATTATCAGAGGTGGGATTCCACTCCCACAGAAGGCCACGCATGACCTTGATCTTCTCGTTGAGGCGGACAATTTCGGCCTGGAGTTCGTTGATCTCGTTGCTGTTCATGCCCAGAGTATAGCACGGGGATTGGGAGAGTCAAGAGAACTCGCCATAAATAGTTTCATGAGTGAAACACAACATGAAGTCGGAATCAGACCTTGGGGATCATACAAAGTTTTGGCAGAAGAACCCAAGACAAAAGTAAAAATTATTACCGTAAAGCCAAAGGGCAAGTTGAGCCTGCAATATCACCACTACCGCCAAGAACATTGGTATGTGGTTCAGGGGAAAGGTAAACTCACCCTCGGCAACTCTTTCTGGACTCTCAATCCCGGAGATCATGCGGACATCCCCCTCGGAATGCAACACAGGATTGAAAATATTGGTGAAGAAGATTTAATTTTTGTAGAAGTTCAAACCGGTCAAAGTTTTGATGAGAATGATATTGTAAGAGTTGAAGATGATTATGGTAGATAAATAATGGTATGCTGAGATTCAAATCATACCTAGTCGAAGACTTTGACGTACAAATTTTAATTCTTGAAGGAAAAGCCCAACACCAAGTTGTTAAACAGTTTGGGCCAAAAATTTTAGAACTAATGCAAAGAGATCAGGGGAGACTCGGTGAGGCTGGCGATCTTCCAGGAACTTTGCATTATGAAAAAATCAAAGATCAAGAAGGACATGGAACACCAGAACACATGTCCAATTACATTTTAAAGCACATGGGGATTCCCGAAGCCCCAAGTTATTTGAATATCAGCAAACCAGAAGATGCAAATACTTGGAATCAGCATGTAAATTGGATGTTGACAAGATATGCTCAAGGCGGACAAGGAGTTGGTAAGGGTGGTATTCAAAGATTAGAAGATATTCAATATAGAGCATTACCAGCATTGGCCAAATTTCACAAATTGACCAAAGAAGGAAAATTAAATGCATCTTCTTTGGCAAAGTGGAAGCATTTGACTGACATGGAAGATGCTTTGCAAAATGCAGATCCATTGAATGCAGAAGGCGTAGATCCAGATGAATACACAGTTCATGGTGAAAATGAGCATTGGACGGTTGTAACTCCACATACGGCAGAAGCAGCATGTTCATTGGGCCACGGAACAAACTGGTGTACTACATCGGGGGCTTTTGAGCAATATAATGAACAGGGCCCATTACACATTGCAATTCCAAAGAAACCATCACATAAAAATGAGAAATATCAATTACATATAGAATCAAATCAATTCATGGATGAAGGTGATGAGCCAGTTTCAAAAGAACAGTTCTTGAATACACATAAATCAAGACCATTCCCAACAAGTATTTCTGCACCTGCAAAAACTAAGTTTAATCTTTCTGCAGAACATTTCAATGAAGAAGAAATGGATCATATACTTAAAACAAACACTACAGCGGCACTTCGCATTGGTCTAGGCGAACATATTAGCAAACCACGTGTAATGGAATACTTAAAAACTTCAAGACCTCGTGATATTGATAATGTAGCAAGAGTACTTAGTCAAACAAAACATATTCAAAAAGAAGATGTTGATTATATTTTCAATAATTTTAAAGGACATCACTCTGGTACAGGCGAATTTGGCCCACATGTCATTAATGCATTTTTGGGTAAAAACTTTGTTGATATGCTTCCTGGTCACAAAGGAAAAACAAATTATGATGAGCATATTACACCAGAACATTTAAAAAATGCATATGAGTATTCAATATCTAAAGATGCAGATTTTGAAACTGCAAAGAAACTTAAAGAAAAAATAACAAGTCACCCAAATGTACCAGAAGATGTTCTTGAACATGCTCGTTCAATTAGAAACCATTCAGCATATGCAAATCCAAGAACTACAGCAAAACAAATTGAACAATTTTTTGAAGAAGAAAAAGCAAATCCAAATAAAGAAACTCATAATGCTAGAAATACAATGGTTTTACAAAATGCTGTAAGAAATCCAAATTTCCCACAGCATATGTTTGAATCAATAATTAATTACGACCAACTTCCAAAGAGACAATCGACTTATTCATTACGATTTGATAATCGTAATGAATACGATTTTCATGGAATAAATGTATTCGATGCAGAAATGAAACAATTAAGAAATTCTGTACTTCAAAATCCTTCATTGTCGGATAAACACATACACAAAGTTCTTGATACTCCATCATTGTTTAAAACTGAAAACGAGCATGCAGATGCACTGAGATCAATAATTTTTAATCCTTCAGCGACACCAAAACATATAGTAAAAGCAATAGAAACCGCACCAGTGGATATAAACAGTTCTTCAGTTAAAAAGAACAAACACAGTTTTACTCATACTGTTCTTGACAAATACAATGCCCAAAGTAAAGGAGTCGTTCCTGAAGAAGTTTTTGATGCTCTTGTACGAAATGAAACTGGGATGTATGGAACTCTTGGTTCTTTAATAAAACACAGTCAATTTACTGATAAACATGCTGATGAATTGATGAAAAAATTTGAAGGAAATCAATTTGTTCAAGATGAAATTATCAAACAAATGAATTCAAAAAAACAGCAGCCAATAACCCCGAGCCAATACTGATATGAAAAATTTTAAACAATTTATCATCGAAGCCAACGAACTGGCAAGAATCGAACACAAAAAATCGCCAGCTCACCACTCACACCCAATGGGTCAATTTTTGCAATTCATGCGTGATGAACTTCCAAACATTCAAGTGGATGATTCTGTAGCGCATGGAATGTACAAGAAAGAATTGGATTCTTATCTTGATACATTGATGGGAGAAGATCCAAAACATTTTGATAATCTTCACAAGGAACTCACCACCGACGAAGAAGATGGAAGCACCAGAAGAAGAGATTTGTTTGATGTTCTTCTCCATGTTACTGGAGAGGCAAAGGAAAGAGCATATAAAAAACTTGTTCAAGTACACAACCCAAGAGCATGGGAGACTCATCTTGATGATTTAAACGATGTCAGAGAAAGAGTCAAGAACCACATTGACGAGAAGGCTTCGGCAATGATAAAGTCAAGAACAAAAGATAATCCAAAATTCAGTCATATCGAATCTACAACCGATATAGAAATTTGAGGATAACATGAAAAGTTTTAAACAATTTCTAACTGAAGAAGCAGAAGAATCTTTTGATGGTGGAAAGCCATTCAAAAGCAGAATCATTCGCAGACCAACAGCACAATCAATAGACCCGGCTTTCAGAGCCCTTGATCTATCGACTGAATATGCAAATTTTCCATCTGACCAATCGGCTACCGAGAGATATGTCAATGTAGCCAAAGAAATTCATAAACTTGGGTCAAGTGAAAATAAAAATGAAAGAGAATATTACAACTGGTGGATGGATGTTGTTGAAGATCCAGGATTAAGGAACAGGGACAAAATCAGAGAATTAAGAAAAATTTCTGGATATTTGGTAGCAGCCAAGCGCGGAGAACTGTTCCCAGCAACAATCACACAGGACGCAACAGAGTTGAAACCAAGAAAATTAAACTTACCCACAACCCTTTTCAAAGATCCAGAACAAAGAAAGAAGCCGGGTGGAAAATTAGTTCCTCTTTCTGGCGAAGCAGAGGAACTTCACACAGCATTGGGTAACATACCCCATTACAGAGAAGTTCTTGAAAGACCAGAGCAAACCACCATCATTCCATCAGCATCGGTCAAGAGCAAAATTTTGGATATTACCAGACCATTCCATGTAACCCCAAGCCATTATTGATATGAAAAATTTTAAACAATTTTTAGCAGAGAGAAATTTTAGCCCGACCGACAACGATGAAGTAAGCGATGTGGATTTCTATGGGGAACACACAAAATTATCCCCTGAAGATTACGGAAATTTTATCAAATCTTTGACTGATAAGTTTGCTACGATAGAAAAAGATTTCAATGATTCTCCCCTTTCCCGTGAAGATTATGATTATCTACGTGATATGCAGGGGGGACACCAAAGAGAACTTGATTACCACATAACAAACCCACATATCACGGATGAACATTTACATCATGCCGTTCCTCATTTGTTGAATCACAATTTCAAGAGTACAGTAGAAAATTTAGATATTCCGTGGTCTGTAATGAAACCCCATGCAGAGATGGCGATGGTGGCTTTCCCCGACAAGAAGAATATTAGAGCATTCAATGCCAGAGAAGAAATTGAAAAGGGTAAGGCTCCCTCTGTAACCCAAAGCCATTATTGATATGAAAAATTTTAAACAATTTATCACAGAAAATTATGATGTCTACCTAGACATGCCCCATACCAAAAAATTCAGGGCTCTTATCACAATGGTAGACAAGGATGGGAAGGAACACAATTTTCCAATAGGATCAGATGATAATGTCAGAGAGGCAGCACATAAGACAATCAAAGGGCTATCTGACAAAGGATTCACCCTTAAGGATGTAGAATACGAATTTTAAACGGATAAATAACTTTATGAACTACCTAACAAATTATTACAAAAATTTATGCGAACAACTAGAAATGCAACTTGCCCTATTGGAAGCCAAAGTAAAGGATTCCAAGAAGAAGAGCAAGGGCAAGAAACTTGACCCAGTAGGCAAGGAAGATGGTGACATCGACAATGATGGTGATGAGGATGAAACTGATGGATACCTAGCCAACCGTCGTAAGGCAATCGGTAAGGCAATGAAAAATAAAAAGAAAGTTGTCAAGGAAGAAACTTCAACAGGAGTAGAGGGAGACTACGAAGGGGAGATGTCAAAAGGGGAACTCCAATACACAATTCAAAATGCCCAAGAAATTTTAGATCAACTCAAGGATGATGATGAACTAGAAGCATGGGTACAGAGCAAGATTACAAAGGCTTCTGACTATATTTCTACAGTAAAAGATTATATGGCTGGTAGGAATAAGTAAGGGGGTAATACGAGGGATAGAGTAAGGAAGATTGGGTAAAAAATATTGAAGAATTTTAAGAAAATTTGGAGTTAGACCCACACTCTCTAACACCCTTTAAACCTCTTATAAGCCATCCAGAGCCCGTCCAGCGCACAAAAGGCCCCCGGAGTCATGTCCGAGGGCCTTGTCTCTAATAGCCTTATAGGCGGTCAAGCAATTACTATCAAGATTTTGACAAATTTTAGAGAATTTTTGACAATATTAGCACAACCCTGTCCAGAGTTCTCCATACCGTCCGCCATATGAGCAATGTAAGGGTTCTTATCGACAATATCTTTAATTATTTTGACACTTGGGCTACATGCCGTCCGAGCACCGTCCAGATAACGTCCAGGGCCCGTACCGTCCGAGAATATATTAAAATTTTTGAGAATATTATAACCTACCTACCTAGGGGCCCTACACCCTGATAGTAGATAAAAAAATTTTAGATTCTTCCAGATCCCGTCCCGCTGGATCCCGTCCACAAATTTTCAATAATTCTTGGAACGTCTGATATCTGAACAATTCCCAGACCCACCAGCGCACCGATAACCGTGGCGCTCACGAGTCCGATAACCCCCACAGTTCTCCAGAGAACAGCCCAGACGAGTCCGATAACCCCCCATGCCCCATAACTAGATCTACGGTACACACTAGGGCGATAGGGGGTTATCGGTCGCATGAACAGTCCCCTAGTATACACCACAGGACCCATAAGTCAAGTAATGGCAAGGACTTACGATCCAGTGAAGACGTCCAGTTCTCTGGAGAAATGAATTAAATTTAATACCGTCCAGCCCGTCCCGTCCGCGACTACTATCAGGGAGCGCAAATATTATGCAAAAAATCAAAGTTCCTCTGAGGAACTTTGATAGTAGCCGGTATGTATACAATAGAACAACCCCCGGGCCTGGCTCTCTCCTTCCAGTCCGGGGGCGTTCCTACGGGGATTACTTACTTGCAGGGCAAGCTGTAGATGGCTTCCGTCCCCCGCTTGAGGGGCTGGCCCGCCACGATGTCCACATACCGGGAGAGGAACACGCGGCTACCGCTGCGCTTCGCCATCGTCTTGACGAAGGTGTTCTTGACCTTCGTGAAGGTTCCGCTGTCCACGATGGCATCCTCGTCCTTGACGATCTTCGGGGTCTTGACGAGGAAGTACGCATCGTACCCGTGGAAGATCTCGTCGTGGACAACGATGCAGCCGTCCTTGTACGCCTCCTTCGCAGCAGCGAACCGGGGAGAGGCGGCGAGGTTCTGATACGAACCCCTCTCCTTCGCGGCCACGCAGTACTGGTAGAAGAACGATTCGGTCAGGGCGTTGGGGCCAACCATCATCCCGACGAGGCGGGCGTTGAACTTCTCACGCAGGGAGTGCAGCATGATGCCGACGATCTCGTTGCCCAAGCACGAAGTCATCTCGCGGGAAGGCATCCGGGTGATCGTTCCCGTGATGTTGTTCTGCACCGTCAGCACCCCGTCCTGACCGACGCTGTACATGGAGTAGATATCGTCGCCCTTCGCGCCACGGATGCCGATGCCGTTGGGCGAACCGTCCGTGATGTGCATGAGCGTGGGGATCTGAATGTTGTTGGCCTTGATCCACTCCGCGACGAACTGGGACGCGATGGCGACGGCCTCCACCGTGGGCGTACCGCCCAACCGGATCGCAGCGGGCCGCTTGTTCTGAACGATGGACTCGTAGAGGTAGGCCATGACCTTCTCGCGCTTGTCCGCACCGTCCCGCGACGAGGCAATGTTGATGAGGCGGGCCTCGTTGAGCGTGAGGGTGTTCATCTGCTGTCCGACGATCTTCGGCTCAAACATCCTGCTGAAGTCGCTGTAGTACTTCGTGGGGTTCTTCTTGCGCCACTCATCGAACTTGCCGCCGTGGAACGCGGCCTGATTCACTTCGGTGTAGCCGAACACCTCAAAGGGGATCTTCGCCTTCTCGCAGAACCAAACCAACTGGCAGACCTGAAGGAAGCAGTCCGACAGAGAGTGCTGCATCGACCCGCTGAAGTCCATGAGGAACACGATGCCGTGGTTCTTGCCGTCCTGCTTGACGATCTTGGAAAGGAAGATATCGTCGTGGGTGCGGTACTGGTGGAGGCGGTCAAGGTTCAACTGGCCCGTCTGCTTGGGCCGCTCCTTGCGGATCGCGTCCGCTGCCTTGCGGCGCTCAAACTGCATGACGAGCTGCCGAACGAACGAATCGGAGTCCTTGACGAACTGGCGGTAGCCGGTCAGATCGACCTGCGGGTACGAGGTCTGCTTCTCAAACTCGTCAAAGATGTAATCCGTGGGGACGATGGCAGCGTTGACATCCTCCAACATGGGGATGACAACCGTGGGCGAGTGAACCTTCGGGCCGGACTTCTTGCCGTGGCCCGCGATGTCAGTCTCCACGATCCCGTCCTGCATGGCTTCGGTGCCGATCGCGTCGGCCTGACCCTGCTGCTGCTCTGCCTTCTCGCGGGCAGCCTGCATCTGCGGCGACTGGTAGATGATCTTGGCGAGGGCGATGCACTCCTCGAAAGTCTCGCAACCATCGACCGCATCCACGATGGCCTGCTCGTTCTCGTCCATCGGAACGGTGACGAAACCGGGAACGCCCCACTTGAAGTGGATGTTCACCTTGTTGACGATGTTCGCGTCGGTCAAGTCCATCTTGGCGATGCCGAACATATCCAAGTCGTTGATCTCCTTGTAGCCCAAGAAGAAGTCGCGGCGGGTGCCGGGGAACTTGTCCTTCATCTTCTTCTCAATGCGGACATCCTCAATGACATTGGCGATGCGCTGAAGCAACTCGATGTTGAACCCCTCCGCTTCGGCCTGATCGAACAGCACCTTCGACTGCTCGTAGGGAGTCCACAGGGCGTGGCTGATCTCATGGGCGACGAGCATGGTCTGCACCGTTTCGGAAACCTTCCAGACGGGCATGACGAGGTGGCGGTTCTCAACATCGAACGACGCGGTGGCGGCGTTGGCATCGAAGGAGAACGAAATGTTTTCGGAGGCGAGGGCGCGAGCGAAGATGGAGAGAGAAGTGTTCATGCGCTCATTGTAGCAGGTCTGTAGGTGAATGCAACTACTAGGATCGGAAAATGGCAATTCTTTTTTGCGTCCGATAAGGGACCGGCCCCGTCCAGGCTACTATCAGGCCGTCAAGCAAATAACACAAAATTCTCAAAGATTCCTCAGAGGAATCTTTGATAGTAGCCCCTGCCTGGAAGATCCCCTGCCCCTTTCGGAGCAGGGGATCTTGTCCTCTGAACAGCATCAGACCGTGGCCGGTGCGATCAGGGAGGTCAGGTCGTAGACCCCCTTGCTGACCGCGCTCTTGTGATCCTTCAGCACCCAAGTGGGGATGCCCTTCATGTTGATCGCCTGGGCGACGGCCAGCAGGTCGGCCTTGCTGAAGCTGTCGGTGGGGCGGTTGTGAACCTCCGCGTAGTGCTTGGCGGCGGCGACGAAACGGTTGCGCTTATTGAGGTACGGCATTGTCAGAATCTCCTTGTGTTAGGCGTTGAGAGCGTAGGAAGTGTCAGTCGGGGCAGCGACAGGCTGCGCCTTCTTGTCCGCACCCTCCGGCATCGGCAGGATGGTGGGGTCGATCTTGGTGTAGAGGTCGAAGAAAGCCTTCTGCGTGGCGGGGTCGAACCGCGTCAGCGTCAACTTGATCGCCTTCTCCTTGTCCGCGAAGATGGCGAACGCCTTGCAGACCTCCTCCAAGCGGCGGGTCGTGATGATGTCATCCAAGCCGCCCTCCTTGAAGCCCAAGCGGATCGTTTCCGCCCACTTGGTGAGGTACTGGGCGAACTCCTTGTCCTCGCGCCCGTAAGCCTTCATCTTGCGGATGATGATGCGGGCCTCCACGGTGCGATCCGCGTAGTCCTGCTCAAACCAGTACGAGAAGCGGTCGAGGAAAGCCTCGTTCATCACTCGCGTCCCGACGAAGCGGTCGGACTCGCCCTTGCCCTTCGTGTTGGCGGTGGCGACGGCGTTGAAGCCGACAGACGGGCGGACATACTGCCCGATCTTCTTGAGGTAGATGCCCTTGCCCTCAAGGACGGGCTGGAGGCACATCATCCGCTCCGAACCCAAGTCGATCTCGTCCAACAGCAGGATGGCACCCTTCTGCATGGCCTGAACGACGGGGCCGTAGACGAACTTGGTTTCGCCGTTGACGAGGCGGAAGCCGCCCAACAGATCGTCCTCGTCGGTTTCGGAGGTGATGTTGACGCGGACGCACTCGCGGGCGTTGGCCGCGCAGATCTGCTCAATCATCGTGGTCTTGCCGTTGCCCGACAGACCCGTGATGTAGATGGGCGCGAACTGCTTGGAGGCGAGGATGGTGGCGATGGTGTCGTAGTGGCCCCACGGAACGAAGGTGTCGTTCTTGGAGGGAACGAGCGAGACATCGGACATGGGGAGGACGAGGTTGAAGTTGTTGGTGTTGCTGTTCATGGGCGTAATCTTATCACAAGTTTCGGTCGGAGTCAAGTCCACGGAAGGAAGATTCTCAACAATCTTTTGGGGAAATTCGAGGTTCAGGCGGGCACCGGCCACTTCGACTTCGGGGATGCTGTACAGGCCGCGACCCAGGCGACGAGCCTGATCAGTCACGAGCCAAGCGGGCAGGCACGAGTACGAGACCCGGTGCGTCTGCTTGCAGAGGTTGAGTGCGGTCAGGCACTCGTCACGGGTGAAAGAGGTGCGAAGCCCGAACGACAGGGCGAGGGATTCGAGGAAGTGCTGCTTACGAAGATCGATGCTGTTCATGAGAACATTGTAATCTATGAGGCGAAGATTGCAAGACCAATCTTCCATTATTCTCAAGATTGTCTCCAGGTCCGATAACCGGCCCCAGAGTCTGGTGCTGTCCGTTCTGTCCACTACTATCAGGGAAATAATATAATATCTCGGAAAAAATCAAAGACCGCCTGGCGGTCTTTGATAGTAGTGGCAAATAAAAACCCCCAGCCTAGCAACTGGGGGTCGGAGGAACATCCTCCTTGAAGAAAGAAACGAACCTGAATCAGCCCTTCAGGTACTCCGAAGCCGGGCCACTCTTGCAGCAGCCGGTACCATCGTTGTAGTAGGACTTCTTGCAGTCCTTGTTCTCGTTGTGGCACTTCTCCCACAGAACATCAACCTCGCGGTGCAGTTGCTCACGGGAGCCTTCCATCTCGCGCTTGAGTTCCGCAATCTTCTCGTTGCAGGAACGACCGCAGGCAAGCACCTCGTCAATTACATACCGCTCGCTGGCCTCCGTGTAGGTACGGATGCTGCGAATCTTGTTGTCGATGTAGTTCTTGACGATCAGGCCGCAAGCAAGCACACCGAAGGCGACGGCAAAGATCAAAGCGTAGTTCTCGTTCATCTGAATCTCCTTGTTGTTGGTGGTATTATACCACCTGGTTGTGGGTTGTCAAGTCTGAATAGGACGGGTGAGATTCGAACTCACGGTGCATAAAGCGGGCAATTATAAGTCGCCTGCTGCTCTCCATCGCAGCACGCCGTCCTGTGTGAAGCCTTTTTACGGATGCTCCTTTGTCCGTGCATTCGCAGAATGCCTCTGTGCGGTTTTATGACTACCGCCAAAACTTATAATATAATCTGCATTGTGTTTCTCAATAGTGCATTGTAGCACCTCTTTGTTCTGTGTCAAGGCGTTTCCGGGGGGACTCGAACCCTCAACCTGCCGCTTAGAAGGCGGCTGCTCTATCCGGTTGAGCTACGGAAACATTCGGAAGGAGTACTCTACGGTCTAGGGAATCCCATTTTCCGACTTTTCGTCCTTCCTTATTGGATGAACTTGAAGAAGTCCATCTCGTTAGTGGGATTGGTGGGACTTGAACCCACAAGACTTTTGAGGTCGGCAGATTTTGAGTCTGCTGCGTATGCCGATTCCGCCACAATCCCGATGCGCCCATTATATCACACTATGGGCGGGTTGTCAACCCTATCTTCTAGGGAGAATTTTTCTTCAATTTCCTCGAAGAATTCCGAATTGGCTCGGACCACCTGCTCATGGAGCCGGTCAACGTTGAGGCATTGGGCTGCGTTGTCCACCTCATCGAAGTACTGATTGATCAGTTCCTTCGGCGGGTTGCCGTTGCCATGGAGAATGTGTTCCATGATGCGGTCTGCGACAATGACCACGCGGTCATAAGCCTGGAGCGAGCTGATGTAGTGCTGTTCTGAAATCTTCATAGTGTCCTCCTGAATGCCTCCGGTGGGGTTCGAACCCACGACCAATAGATTAAAAGTCTACTGCGCTACCAACTGCGCTACAGAGGCGAGATGCCCATTATATCCGATGGGCGCGGTGAAGTCAAGTCAGTCCTTGTCGTTGTTTCCCAGTTCCTCTTCGATGTCGTTGATGTACTCCCGCCGGTCGTGGGGGAAGTGCTTGCGCTCCAACTCGCCCGCGAACTCGTCGTAGGTCATGGACATCATGTCGCCCAAGAGCATCATGAACGCCGCGTCACCTGCCGTGACATCCTTCGGACGCTCGTTGCGCTCCTTCGCATCCGCGAGTTCCTGGGTCGCGTAGGCCATCGCAGCGGAGGCGACGAGGCGGAGCTTCTGATCCTTGAAGAAGGTCGGGTTCCGCATCACCAGTTCCACGAGGCTGTAGATCACCTCGTGGATGCTGGGCTTGAACTGCTCCATCATGGGGTGCGGCTCGTTGTTGTCGAAGAAGTTGCTGAAGTTGTTCGTCGGGTCAGGCATTGTTGGCTTCCTTGATCTGTGCGTGAAGGTTGAGGATGAACTCGTACTCGTCGTCGGTGGTCATGTCGGGGTCGGCCATCTTGGTCAGCATCACATACGCTGACCCCATTCGCATCACCTTCTCCGGGTCGGTGTCCCAGTCCGGGTTAGCGAAGATGAAGTCGGAGATGCTGTTCAGCAGGTCGCTGACATTGCAGGTGGTGGGCTTCTTGGGCTTGTTCATGGTGGTATTGTACCGAAGTCAGAGGGGGCTGTCAAGCAGGGAATAGTCGATATTCGAAACAGAAACCTCGAGGCCCCAATGCTCCAAAGTTTTCTTCATATCGTCCACGAAAGTCAACTGGAGCATCGGGTCGCAGTCGAAGTTGAGACAGGCGGTGATCATGCAGAACTCGTTCGCAATGTCGAACTGGAAGGTGGGGTTCTGTCCACGGGTCACGGCGTACCTATCGTCCGCAAAGTTCCATGCATGAAGGTAAGCGTTCGACATCTCCTTGAGGCGCATGGTAGCCCAAGACCGGCTCCGTGCCGTCTTGTGCATAACGACGGTGATGTTGCTGTAGAGTGCCATCAGTCGAAGTCCTCGTCATCCACGAAGTCAGATGCGTCGAAGTCGCTCATCTCCGGGATGTCATCGTCGTGTTCGGTGTAGTCATCGTCCGCGTCGTAGAGGCCGATCATGCGGCGAGCCTCCGCTTCGCTGTAGCCTTCGGCCATCAACTCTTCGATGGCCTCCTCGTCGGTCATCTCCTCAATGGCGTGGTCGTACTGATCGTCGGTGTTGTCGAAGTCGTTGTCAATGTCCATGCGCGCAGTATAGCCTATACCGGCGGGGATGCAAGCGGTAGCATCCAAGAAAACGAAATATATTTTGCGTCCCATAACGTCCAGGTGGTCCGGGCTACTATCAGGCGGCGGCCGGTCCTATAAGAAATCAAAAATGCCTGGGCATTTTTGATAGTAGTCAAATAAAATGCCCCACCTTGAAGAAGGTGGGGCGTGGGAGCTACCGTCCAAACTCCCGCGTTTCTCCGCACAGCGCTGTACGGATCTTTTTTATGCCGCTTGTGGCCACACAGGGCATCCGGTTTTGATGGTTTGGGCGTTAGTCCTTGAACTCGCATCCCGTCACGACATAGCGAAGTCCGCCAAGCGTGAAGGTCAGGGTGAACGCGCAGAAGTACATCACGCCAGCGCAGAAGAGTCCGACTGCGTTGAGCAGCCACGAAATGTCGTTGGGGGCGAGGAATGCGTAGGTAAAGATCATCGGGAGGAACCACGCCGCAATCAGGACGAGGGCACCGATGAAACGGTCGATGTAGGAGGTGGTGAGGTTCATGGGAGTATTGTACCTGGGTTGCAGGCGAATGTCAAGCCCAGTTCAGCATCTTCTCCGTCTTGGGCGAGAATCCCATGATCCCGGTGATCTTGTCCTCACCGATCAGGATCCAGTCCTTCTTGGTGATGTCGAAGGCGCAGATGTAGCCTTCGGTGGTGTGACGGAGGCCCTTCGGCAGATTGCCGCCGAGGTGACGGATGAAGGTCGCGTCCGTAGTGACCTCACGGGCAGCGGGAGTGCCGTCCTTCTTCGTGAAAGTGACCATCACGGTGTCGTTGTTGGAGAGCGAAACGCGGAGGACGGTAGCGAGAGGCAGGTCGGTGGTGTTCATGTGAGTATTGTAGCCGGTTGGGGGTGAAAGTCAAGAGGGAAAGAAAGATTTTTTGGTGGTTTCGGGAGGGGGCGGTAACTCAACCCCCTCCCATCATGCACCACCATGATTTACTGGATCAGGTCCTGCGCGGTGGGGACGCCCTGCTTCTCGAACTTCTCCGCTTCGGCCTGGAGGATCTCGAAGAACAACTTCGGGCACTTCATCTGCAAGGCGGTGATGTTCTCACCGTTGTCCCCCGCGAGGATCGCGTCCCCGACGAGCGGCTGCTTGCAGATGATGGAGGCGCGGGTGTTGAAGCGCGGGTTGTCGATGCACAGACCCTCCTCATCGATCCACATCATCGAATCCTCGATGTGGTTCAGCGGGACGCTGATCGGCTGCACGAGGCGGCACGACATGATCGGGTACATCGACTCCAACGGGTTGTCGGCGTTCAGTTCCACGACGCGGACGGGCTGGTTGATGTCGGCGGGGATCAGGATGGCGGGGATGGTGGTGATGTTCGACACGGTGGTGACTCCTGCCCCTGTGGGGCAACTGGGTGATACGCGAATTGTAGCAGGTTGGCTGGCGATTGCAAGTAGGTAGGTCGCGATTCGAAAGATTTATTTCTTTCCTCGTACCGGCCACAGGGCTCGAGCCCGTCCAGGTGGGCGCTACTATCAGGCGGCGTCCAATAAAATCAGAGGGCCCTAGAGGGCCCTCTGATAGTAGCCCGAGGGGCTGGCTCAAACTTCTCGAGCCAGTTCCCTCTTTCCCTCCCTCCGCGCCATCCGAGGGTCGCGGCTCTTCTTGCCCCAAGTCTTGGGGCGGAGCCGGATGCCTTCACGGAAAGCGTCGTGGACGAACTTGCCTGGGCGGTGCTTCATCGTGTCTCCTCTAGGTCGATCAGGGCGGAATCAATCTTGATCTGAAGGCGGCGAATCGTGTCGCGCTCCGCCTTCGCTTCAGCGTAGAACGCATCATGAGCTGCGGTTTCCCGGTAGGTGTTCATTTCACGCAGCACATCCACCATAGCGGTGAACATGAAACGGGAAATAATTTCCATTTCGCGCTTCGACAATTCCACCTGCATGGCGGGCTTGCGAATTGGCTTGAGGGTGGTGATCATGGTGGTATCTTACCTTCCTGTCCTGTCCCTGTCAATAGGGTAGGGCGGATTACTCCGCCTTTCCCCTGATGATGATCCACAGAAGCGCCTGCATGTCGGCGGCGGGCATGTTCCACGAATCGGCCATGAGCCGAACGGCAGCGGCGATGGCACGGTACTCAACGGCGCTGGGCGCATCCTTCGGCTGGCCAGCGTACTTCGACTTCGGCCCGTAGGTGAGGCCGGCAGCGCGGCACATCCAAATGTCGATCACGACCGCATCGGGGTCGCCGCCGATGGCACGGGCGAACGCGTTCGTCTTCGGCCCGCGCAGGCCGTCGAAGCCTTCGCGCTGGCAACGGTCCGCAGCGTCCAGCGCCGAACGCAGGCCCGCAGGGCGCTGGCCCATAGCGTACTCGGCGGCCTTGCGCTTGTTGAGCGCCCAAGTAACGCGGGGCGAGAATGCCGACACGACGCTAGCGGACACTTCGAGCGTCCACGACGGCGCGATGGTGCAGAGCGATTCCGCGAACGCGTTCGCGTCGCAGTACCATGTGCCCGCCCGCTTGATGTCGGCGGGCGTGGCCGACGCCAGCAGGGTACGGAAGCGGCCTTCGGCCTCAACGCGGACGGCGGACATGCGGGCGAGGGTAGCGGCGGACGGCTGACGGGTGGTGGTGGTGGTGATCATGCGGTAATTGTAACCGAATGGCTACAGAATGCAATAGGGTAGCCCGCTGAAACGCAAAGAATAATTATTCATCGCGGTGCATAGTTATGCAGGGCGTCCAGGTCGTCCGGCTACTATCAGGCCGTCCAATAAAATCAAGATCGCCGGGCGATCTTGATAGTAGCCCACAAACAACCTAGCCCCGAGCTAATCGGGGCAGGGACGAATCCTCTTCGGTTGTAAGAGCACCACCTCTTTAGTCTGTGGCCGGTGCGAGTGCCGCCTCCTGTCCGACGCGGATTCCTGCGCGGAATGCGTGGATCAGTTCCAGCAGTTCCCGCTTGCTGCGGTAGCCGGGGAAGATGGCGATGCAGGCTCCGTGGGGGCCGACGAGTTGCTGTAGTTGCCATCCGCCGTATGCGCCCTGGAGGTAGTACGCACCTGGCGTGGCAGCGGTCGCCCCGACGAGTTGGTTCAGGACGCGGGTGGCGGCTTCAAGGTCGCGGATCGTGGTGTGCTTCATAGTGTGAACCTTACTGTATCGGGGGGCGGGAATCAAGGGGGCAGGAAAGATTTTTTACTTTCTTTCCTGCCCCCCACCGGGGGCTTGGGTTAGATGGTCACGGAGCGGAGGGGGCGCGTCGGGGCGCGGTCGGCCTGCTTCGAGGCCGTGTCGCGTCCGTCGATCCAGTTAGCCGCAGCGAGGAGGCCGTAGGCGACGGCCCGCATCTCGTTCGCGGTGCAGGAGCAGCCCGCCCGCTCATCGAAGGCACCGAAGAGGTTGAACGACGCCATCCGGTGGTTGGGCGACGAGAGGACGCGGACGGCGTAGGGGCCGACCGGGATCATGAACGCCGCAGCCGACTCGTGGTCGAAGCGGATGCGGGTGTAGTTGCTGCGGTTGCTGATCGTGCAGTCGCTGATGCGGTTCTCGCGCTCGTTGCTGCGGAGGTTGTCAACGGAGCGCGACGGGCTGAACACGATGTCGGTGGCGCAGGAGAAGGTGGTGGTGGTCATGGTAGATGCTCCTAGTGAGAGGGGTGCGATTGTCAAGCGGTAACGCAAGATTCTGCGCGAAACTTTGCCTTGCTCCAGCGCGGGTCGGCATCGTACCCGTTGGTGAGGAGCAGGTAGCGGAACTCCTCAATGGCCTGGGCCTTGGAGTCAGCGCGAACCGTGGTGGAGTGAATGATGCCGCCGAGGGTGCAGGTGACGCGGAAGAGTTGGGTGGTGCTGTTCATGCGTGTATGGTAGCGAATCTACAATGGAAGTCAATACCCTTTCTCAAATATTTCTCGAGCGCCCCCAGGCGACCGATAACCTACCGGCAGAAATATTTGAGAAAGGGTATTGACTTCGATAGCAAACTTGCTACCATTAGCGCATGGACACCACCCACACCGATTCGCCCGACAACTTCCCCTGCCAGTGCCACCTGTCGAAGTACGCCTACGAGGACGCGCTCTGCCCCGAGTGCGAGGAGCGGGAGCGGCAGCTCGAAGCCCAGGTGGAGGCCGAAGCGCTGCGCGCCGAGGCCATGGAGGAGAGGGACTGGGACGCCGATAACGATTGGCTCGCCTCAGCGGGCTGGGGCGAGATGTGAGCCCCAAATAAATCTTCAAACTTCCACCGGCCACCCTTGACATGGGGTGGTCGGTGTGCTAATATGCGCGCATGATCACCACCGACGGTAACGATGAAACCCCCCGCAAGTACACCGATGGCGAGTACCGGCTGCGGCCCGAGTACCAGGAGGAGCAACACAGCGCCTGTTGGGAGGACCGCTACGGGCCCGACTACGATGACTGCGACGAGGGCCCTGACTGGGAGGGCGATGACTGAGCCCAGGAAATAAATCGTCAAATTTCCACCGCTACCCCTTGCAACCGAGGGGGCGGTGTGCTATCATACGCGTATGGAAAGCACCACCAACATCGAAGAAACCCCCCGCACCCCGATGGTCATCAATCTGGCCAAGCGCAACGCGAATCCCGATGAGGAGCGGGAATTCGCGGAGGGACCGGATGAGGACACCTACTGGGACTGGTACTGGGGCCAGTAACCCCCCAGGCACTCAGAGGCCCCCGCAAGGGGGCCTCTGAGTTTATTTGATAATCTTTCCAACCGGCCCTTGACAGCATGGGTCGGTTGTGCTATAGGCAGGGGGGGGGTAGGGGTGCCCAAGGAGTCTGACGGAAGTTGCAGCAAAGGTTCGTTTGGTGCAAGGGGGGTGGGGTCTCAGCGCCGTGTCCAAACAGTATTTTGGGTCCCCTTTGGGATTTGGAACGTTCGAGGGGCCAGCACCCACCCCCTCTAATATTCTTTAAATTTTCTCAAATATTTTCAAATATATTCAAAGTTCCTCAAATATTCTCAAAGTCATCTGTCCACTCAATTTAAAAACGACCCCCTACCTCTAAAAACCATGTATGGTCAAAAAAATTTTTGGGCGCAAAAAGGCTCTAAAAGGTTCACTATAAATATTCTTTTAAGGAGATATCATGTTAGGAAAAATTAAAAAGTTTGTTAAGTCCGTATCATCCACCACTTGGATGATCATCGCTGTTGGAGTTGTTGCATTCGTTATTCTAAGCCTTTCCAACTGCCACGGAAAGCCTCATAAGAAGCATGGTGAGGCAAAGGCTCATGTAGAGGCTCCTGCTGCTCAGTGAGCCTATAAGTCAATCTAGGACCAATAAAAAAGGGATCCAGAAATGGATCCCTTCTTTTTATCTAAAAATTTGTATTAAATTTTATTTTTTCTTCTTTGATTCTTCTTCTCTTTTGATTGAACCAAGAACTCTATCCCATACGAGTTCTTGTGCGTGGGGATGAATTTCTCCACTTGGCGTACCAAGATCAATTACATCTTCATTTCCCCAGTGTGGATTGCCTTTCTCCGGGTAGATTACGGGTGGCATGAATTCGGGACCAATTTTTTCAATTGCATCCTTTACACTTGTAAATGGATTTTTTGTAAAATATTTATCAGTAGTCAATTTCTTGAACATGTCTTCTTTGGATTTTTTTTTGTCGTAACTGTGAGATCCAAGATTACGATCAACGTGAGGAGCAACGTCTGAGTGATGTCTTGCAATCAAATCTGAAATTTGATTATGTAGTTGCATTGCTTGTTGCCCTGCTGCAACTTCTGCTGAACTACCAGTTTTATCGGCATCTGGACCGTCAAAATTATCTGGTGTTAGATTTGCGTTTTCAACCAATCTTTGGAGATGATTGACTCTTTGTTGTAGTTGTTCGGATAGATTCTTGTAGTAATTTGTTAAGTAGTTCATAAATTTATTTATTCCTGTTCTAATGTCTGTGCGTGTTCCATTTCAGATTTAACAGAAGACTTTGCTTGTCTTGAAATTTGTTCAGTCTTCTTTGTGTCTTTTGACACCGTTACAGCATCTCTTCTGGCTTTTTTTTCTAAAAACTCCGGGTCGGATGTTGTTGATCCCTCTGGGACCACTTGTTCGCGTAAATAATCTTTAAAAGATTTCATTTTTGTCTATTTCTTTTATTATGATCTTTTGCCCAAAGTCAATATGTCATTTATTGTATTTTGTAGACCTTTACCTAAATTTTTTGGGGGAGGTTGAATTCCCATCCATTCAATTTGATCATTGCCATATTGATTTTGGACTTGGTTCATTACTTGTGGCATTGATCCGGGCATGATTGCAGTTCTTTGTGTTGGAACTTGTTGTGGTTGTTGTTGAACAACTGATAGGTTTTTATTGACATTTTCCATTCCACCAGATGGAACGATTGTTTGCTTTTGTGCCACTTGATTTTGTGGTCCTTGCTTTTGAGCTACTTGATTGTTCCAAGCATTGATCTCTTCTGGAGATTGACCTCTCATTCCAAAAGCACCCCAATTTTGTTGTTGTGGTTGTGCTGCTGGGGCGGGTGTTTGTTGTTGAGCAGGTGCCGGTTGTTGTGTCGGTACAACTCTTTCAGTTGGAGACTTCCAATATTCTCCTTCGACTGGTTCTGGTTGCTGTGGTTGTGTTTTTACACGAGCAGGCGCAGTGTTTTGTGATTTGTTTTGATATGCTGGCAAGTAACTTTGTACATAACCGCTCTGGTCCATTTGATAGACGCCACCGGGTTGCATTGCTTGTTGATTAAATTGCGCTGGACTTGGACGATTTGATACAGAAACATTTCCGGGCATGTATGTTGCTGGGTTGTTTGGGTCACCCATTGGAATTGTTTCTTGACTCAATCTTGTACCAGATTGTTTTCCTGCAACTTTAAGATAGTCTTGAATATCACTTTCTGGTGTGACTCCAGTATTCTTTGCTGGGGCGGTAGGAGTAACATTTGAAGGAAGCCCTCTTCTGATATCATCAAGGGCCTTCATTATTCCACCAGAATATTGAGCGTACTTGTTTGGTTTTGTTCCTGTGCCTGCTTTGGTGAAATCAAATCCTTGAGTTGGTACGTTGGGAGTTACGCCTCTTCTGACATCATCAATGGCTTTCATGATTCCACCAGCCATTTGTGCAAATTGATTTGGTTTTGTACCTGTGCCTGCTTGAGTAAAATTAAAACCTTGATTTGCTGAAGGAGCAGCGGACGCAGCAGGTGCCTGAGCAGTGTTCTGCGGCGACATATTAAACAAATTCATTATTGTATTTTGAAGATTTCCTTGTTGCTGTGCCGCAGGAGGATTTTGCAATTGATTCATTATGCTTGGCATAGAACCGGGCATAATTGGTGTTCTGCCAGAAGATTTTTTCTTATCTTCGTTCAATTCATTTTTAATTTGATGCAATTTTGCGGCAGCATCATGGATATTGTTTGAAAAAATTAAATGGTCATTAAACATGCAAATATTTATACATTTGCATGTTCTTTGCTCCCTGAAAAATTAATAAACTTTACATCAGTCTGTTCTTTGATGTAGTATTTGATGAAATCTTTCATGACCACAATATCCTCAAAATTTACCAATGCCCCCTCATATTTCAGCCGGAATGTTCCGACACTCTCAAGCACATCACACTTGTTGATATAAAGTTCTGTGCAACCTGAAAGTTTAATGGCAGCGATAAGTTTATCCAAATTTAGCCAGTTCACCAGACGCTTGCGCCCAGTTGTCGAACCAAATTCCTGACCTTCCTCAATTATCTGGTTGAGGATCTTGTCTTCCCACAGCGACTCTGGAAAGAGTGGATCAACACCACTCTTGGTGTCATAGATCTTGGCGACACCGATCAGTCGTTCGATCTTTTTTGGCGAGAAGCCGAGCGAGCAGGCACTATAAGGCATAGTTGAACTGCTGGTGACATATGGATAATCTCCGTGATCAATGTCAAGCCAGACACTTTGAGCGCCTTCACAAAGGATGCGGCCTTTGAGTTCTCCGTCCCAAAGGAAATTTTGCGAAAAAACATCCTCGGCCCGTTTCCCTTTTCGAAGCATCTTATCAGCATAGCAAGGAGCGATGCCTTGACCAGTTGTTCCAAGTTTACCTTTTAGGTTGTTCAAATCATATTCGATGTGATCATCTGTAATGATATGGGCCTTTGGAGAAACTTTTACAAGTCCGATGTCAAATCCGTTTTTGTTCAAGTAACTGAGTTCTTGATAAAATTTATCAACATGAAGAACACAACCGGGACCAATAATTGATGGCTTATCTTGAAAAATACCACACGGAATAATGTGTGTCTTGTATTTTACATTGTTGATCCAGACCGTATGACCTGCGTTGGGACCGCCATTCCAACGACAAACCATATCGTAGTCTTTAGCAATTGCGTTCGAGATCTTTCCCTTGCCCTCGTCACCCCAAGCAAGGCCGTAAATAATATCAACAGATTTAATCATAAAAAGTTCCAAACTCTCCGAACTGGATTCGAACCAGTGACATGAAAGTTAACAGCTTTCCGCTCTACCTACTGAGCTATCGGAGAAGGTATAAATATTTATATGGAAAGATTAGAAGATACAATACGCAAAGTTCAACAAAAATACAAGAATCGTCCAAGTCCTTTGAGTGAACAGTATACACGATCAAATGCAAATGTCAATTTTGTTCCTCAACAATCTAATCCAAATAAAGATATTAGAAGCAATTTATTGGGAAATTTTACACCACCAAACGACACCTTTAGATAATCGAAAGAATAAATAATTTTATGGACCAACTCACTCAACTGTATAAATCCCGTGTCGAAGATCTTCAAAAACAGATTACCATACTTGAATCAAAGTTAAAAAATATTGATAATTTGAATGAAGATACAAAAGAAAATGTAGAATTTCTTCGATCAACCGGCGGTTATGTTATTAAATATGTAAATAATAAACCAGTAGCATTATATGATAAAAAACCAGAAGATGGTGGAAAAGAAATCCCGTCTAAACAGGCTGGAGATCAACTAGTACCAAAAGAAGGCCCTCAAGGTGAGGGTGGTAAAGGCGGAGATGGTGGTGGTGAAAATAGTTGGTTAAAACATCTTGATCCATTGATTTCTGGAATAAAAAGTACATGGTCTGGATTGCCGGATTTGGTAAAATATCCCACTGTTGGTGCGTTAATTGGTACTACAGAAATTCCTGGACTTAGAATTCCTCCAACCAGACCTGGTTTAAAATCATTAGAGTATTTTACATCATTTAAACAACCACAAGGTCTTAGACAATTATTCTCACCAGAGGGATTGCCTACTGATACCTATGTTCCACAGAGCGGAGGACTGGAGGCAAAACCTATTATAAGCGCAAAATCTTTAAACCCCATTACACTTGCATCAAGAGCGGCGGCAAAATTTAGAATTGGTAGAATGGGCGAAGAAGGATTGGAAACATTAAGATCTCAAGCAGAAGAGGTAGCAAGACAACGAGATATAGAAGCTGCAGCAAGACAAGCAGATAGATCTAGAAGTATTTTTAGACAAGCATCAACTGCTGCTAGAACAGCAGAACAAATACCACCTGGATCCAATTTAAGAGAACCTGCACTTTCAGTTGGTGGTACTGTACAACAAACTCCATTAACACCAGCCGGGGAAACCACAGTTTCGGACGCAGTAAGGGCTAGACACGGATCAGTAGATCCAGAAGTTGAAACATTGATAGGTTCAAGGACTTTATCTTCAACTGCAAAACCCTTAACACAACAAAGTAGTTCTAGTGTACCAAAAGGTGTTAGCGTTACATCTGGTGGTGCAATTGCGTTAGAACCTCAAGATCCAATGCAAGAACTTTTATTAAGAGCTAAAGAAGGAATAGAAATGACTGGTAAAGATGTCAAAGCCGCTGGTGCTGCTTTGCGTAGAGGTGCAACAACCCCATTACCAGGTTCTTCAAGTGCTCTAGCATCAGGTGCTGCAAAAATGGGTGCAGGTGTTGTTGGTGCATTGGCTGGAGAATATTTACTAAAACCTGAATTAGAAAAAGCAGGTATATTTAATGCAACAGAAAAAGGTGTTAGAAAATCATTAGAAGGAAAACCTGGATGGATGGCATCCGCTGTTGATATAGGTGCCGAGGCAGCAAAGCAAGCAGCGCAACCATTTATGATGGGTTTACCTTTATCTGCTGCAACATCAGTTGGAACGCTATCTGGTGGTGCACAAGATCGCTTTGCAAAAGAATTGAGATCTAAAGGATATAGTGAAAAAGAAATAAGCCAAATGGCTTATCCATCTTTTTAATACAATCTATAGTAACCTTAAGTAAACTCTATAGTTATCTTCTATAGGGTTTATTTATTTACTTCTAAAGTTTCTTTAGAGTATATCATAAGAACCTTAAAGATCAAGAAGCAATATAAATATTATTGTGATATTAAATCAAGGAATTTACGGCGTAGTTATCTGGGTGACAAATTCTGATATAAAAAAATCAGAAGATGAAATAAATCAAGTTGTGCAGAAGTTGTTGGAATTAAAAAAACAACCGTTCACTGATGTTTATGTAAAGATGCCAAGTTTGCTGTTTCAAAAGTTTTTGGATAAATTGGCAGAAAACAACATAAAGTACAAAGAAGCAGAATTCAAACACCAACAGTTCTTAATTAAGTTCTAATGCCTGAACTACCAAGACCACAAATACGAACCGCAAGAGATCCAGGTGTCAACACAATAGTTGAGCCTACGACTGACTTTTTTCCACAACCAACATATGCACAACTTCAAGAGTTGTTGATAAAGTCGGTAACCAAGGCAATGAAAGATGATCACATGAATGATCAATCTTATCTTGGTCAAAAACAAAAATATGAAGGGTCTACGCACAAAATATTGAAGTATCAAAATTTAAAAGAAAAAGATCCTTTGTTTGCACAACATATGTCAAAAATTTATGGATCCTATGAATTATTTTTAAAAGCAGTAGAAGATCAAGCAAAACAAAAAAATTTAATAGATCCAAGAAATGATAAAAAACTTGATGTTACTATAATAACACAAAACATATATTACAAGTCTGACCACATTTCTGCACAAGAAATTATAATGGAAGCATTGAATGGAATTTGCACTGTTGATTATTTGGATGTAGCGGGAAAAGCACAAAGATTAAATGGAACATTGCAAAAGAAACACATACTTGGAAGCCAAGTTGGAGAAAGATATCAATTTTTTGGTCCTTTGGCTGGAAAGTATGGTGAAAAAATTGTTTTGTGGAACATAAACAAACAAAAATGGTCTTCGTTTTATTTGAGCAATACTGTAAGATTTGTCAAAGACGACACAATTGATCTAGAATAAATAGTATTGATGGCAGAGGAATCAAAAAACCTCGACCACATGTATGCCGTACTCTTCCGTGAGTCAAAGATTATTCTTAGTAAGTACGAAGCTTATTTGCGTGAACAGATAACATCTAAAGAACTTGCACAATGCATGTTGAGTTTGAAAGATGCTATCAAAAGAATAGAAAATAAGAATTGACAATCATATAACAAGTGTCATAATAGGTGGCTTATGTTTTTACATGAAGATATTAAATTGGATTATTCCGACGTATTGATTGTTCCACAATCATCAAAAGTTTCTTCTCGTAAGGAAGTTGATCTTACGGTTGAAACTGTTTTTAATTGTGGAAGAACTTGGAAAGGAGTTCCAATCATGGCATCAAACATGTCAACGATTGGAACTCACGCTATGGCAAAGGCATTGTATCAACATAAGATGGTTACATGCCTCCGCAAAGGCGGGACATATTATGAAGTTCTTATTAGAGAAATGCCAGAGATTGAACCTTATGTAACTCTTACTCTTGGTATGGATAAAGAGAGTATGTTGTATATTGATACGGCTGAAATCAAAGATCCAACTTTTGTTTGCTTGGATGTTGCAAATGGTTACATGGAAAAGTTTGCTGATTTTGTAAATAAGGTGAGGAACAAATGGAAAACATCAATTCTAATAGCGGGAAATGTGGTAACACCGGAGGGGATGGAACTGTTGGCCAAGGCTGGATCAGACCTCATAAAGGTTGGAATCGGGTCAGGGTCAATGTGCTTGACCCGGAGAGTGGCGGGAGTGGGTTATCCTCAACTGTCCGCAGTAGCGGAGTGTGCCCAAGCAGGAGCAGAACTTGGGGTTGGGGTCGTCGCTGATGGTGGAGTTGTACACCCCGGTGATTTTGCTAAGTCTTTTGTGGCTGGGACTGCATTTGTCATGGCTGGAGGCGCATTTGCAGGCCATGACGAGTGTGGAGGTGAAATACGACACGCCAATCATAACTCATCACTCACGATGCTTCATTATGGTATGTCCAGTAAAACCGCAAATGAAAGATACAATGGCGGCCTCAAGGATTACCGTGCTTCCGAGGGCCGCACTGTGGAAGTACCTTATCGTGGATCTATACATCACACCGTTCAGGAAATTCTTGGTGGAATTCGTTCAGCGTGTTCGTATGTTGGTGCATTTAACTTGACAGAATTGTATGCACATGGTAAACTGGTCAGAGTAAATAACCAACTCAACACTATTTTTGAACAGAACGAAATATGAACATTTTTGTTGTTGACGAAGATCCTATCATTGCCGCCGAAATGCTTTGCGACAAGCACTGCATCAAGATGATTCTTGAGTCTTGCCAGTTGCTTTCTACTGCCCATCATGTGTGTGATGGTCAGCAAGTTCAAATTACTGGTAAGCGCACTTACACGACTTATGATTGCAAGAAGCCCAACTTGCTAAAGGCTACGATGATCAATCATCCGTGCACTATTTGGGCTCGTGCTTCTCGTGACAATTACTTGTGGCTTTGGAAGCACGCTTATGCTATGTGCAAAGAGTATACTCGTCGTTATGGCAAAGTTCACAAATTGGAAGCATTGTTGGTCGGTGATCTTTATAATCCTCCCAAGCACATCCCTAAGGGCAAATTGACTCCTTTTGCACAAGCCATGCCCGATGATTGTCGTGATGCAAATGCTGTTATTGCATATCGTAAGTATTACATCACTGCTAAGGTTGATATTGCAAAGTGGAAAATGAACAACGCTCCGACTTGGTATACGGAGCGTTGTGTAGATATTATTAAAGAACCTATTCCGTTTTAATTATTTTGGTATTTTAATTTTTTGTCCAACTTGAATTTTATTTGGATCTTTAATATTATTTGTACCAATAATAGTTTTTAATTTTTCTGGATCATTTCCCGCTATTTTTGTTAAAGTATCACCTTTTTGTATAGTATATTCTGTTTCTTGTTTATCATTATTGGTTGATGTTGATTTAAAAGCATTTCCCAATTCATATGGTCTTTGCAATATTTCACCAACCGGTTTTATTTGCTCAACTGAAGCATATGGTTTTAATTTTACACCAGTAGAAGTGGTTTCTTGTTTTTTATTTGATGGAAATCCATGAGTCCAAAGATCTGCTTCTTCTTGTCTTCTTGTAACAAGTCCGGCAAGAACTTTTTTACCAGATTTATTATATAATTTCATAGTTTCTGGTACTTTATCCCATTCTTTATTTTTTAATACAGTTGTTATTTTTTCAAAATCTTTATCTCCATAAAAATTTTGACCAAGATTATAAGCAAAACTTAATAAAGATGCCTGTTGACCAGAATGCATATCATCCCATCCAGGAATTTTTTCCATTTGGGGAGTAATAACTTTATCTATTGAAACGTTTATTAACTCCTCAGCTTTTTCTTTTGTTATTGGATCTCCAACTTTAATTGGTTTGCCTGTATCTGGATAAACAAATGTTGTACCATGACCAACAACAATAACATCTTTTTTTTGTTTTTGTGTAGCATCTTTATCTATTTCTGCTACGGGTCTAAATCCTTCTTTTTTCTTCATAAGATCTACAATATAACTTCTTGCTTCTGGTTTTGGTGGAGCGGCAAGAGCAGCTGATGCAATTCCAGATGTTGCAATTTGGGCTATATTATTTTCATTTAAAAATTGTTTAAAAGTTTTCATTTGTTATTTGCCATCCATAAAACTAGTGTTATAATAAACCCATATAAAGGAAACATATGAACGTAAAAGTATTTAGATTAAACTCCGGCGAAGAAATTCTTGCACGATTTGAAGAGTCCGCAACACATTGGACCTTAAAAGATCCTGCAGTACTAATTCCAATGCAAAAAGGTGCAATTGGAATGATGCCTTGGATGATGTATACTAAGGCTTCAACCGGAATTCAAATTCCAAAAACTTTTGTGGCGTTTACTGTTGAGCCTCTTGAAGAACTGAAGGCTCAGTACGATTCTAACCTCAATAACGGACTCGTCACTCCTTCCAAGACCGTTGAATCGGCGTCGAAGCTGAAGCTGACGATGGATTAAATTGGACATAGATACGATTAACAAGATTTACCTCCCCATTGCCAAGCCTCTTTCGATGGCTATGGAGAGGCAAAAAAAGCACATCTCGTTGGTTCTGTACAAGCGCAAGGTTATTGCGGTGGGTCAAAACATTTTTAAGACCCACCCCAGTACCTTGCGTTTGGGTTATAGAACGGCTGACATGCACTCTGAACTAGATGCATTCCGCAAAGTTCCTAAAAATTTGCGTGGTGAAAAGTTGGTTCTAATTAATTTTAGATTCAACCGTTTTGGTCATTTTAGAAATTCTAAGCCTTGCCCTGTTTGTTCTAAGTGGTGTTCTGAGGTATTTCACAAAATTTATTATACCACTGATGAGGGTCTAGAAATGCTCTAAATATAGAGCGAGGTCTGTGAATGCCAAAAAAAGGTTGTTGTTCTTGTAATGTAACTAGTTGCTGTGCTCAACATAATTACACCAATAATGTTGCCATGATTGGTGATTTATTAGTTGATGATGAATTTAAAATTAATGCTGAGGGTGAAATTGAACGAGATGATCAAGGTGACCCTATTTTAATAGAAAAATGTCAAGTATCACCAATACATAAAGATGATGAATTAATATTATTTCAAAGACCATTTGTAAATGGTTTTTTTGGAGATAATTCTACAAGAGTATATAATAATGGTCAAAATGGAAATTGTAAATGTTTTTATGGTTATTCAACTTACAGACCACAAAGAACTAGAACTATAAGACAAAAATACAAATATATTGGTTGTCAATGGACTTGGTATCCACCAAAATTTTTATTTAATTATGATCAAAATATACCTCAGTGTGGCATAGCAGCACAAAAAAATCCAACAGACCCATTACCTTTTTATGCAAATTGTTTTGATTTTACTGTTGGATTAGGAAATGCCGGAAATGTTTCTGCTGGTTTTGCAGATGAAACAAATATGTGTCCATTGTGTACACAAATAAATCCAATGGTTACAAATTCAGACTTGAGAGACAATCAAGGAAATTATATTTTTAACATTTGGGGAGATGTTGAAAGCGGTAGGCCGCAAGTATCTTCTTTTTATGGAATAAAACCAATTGCTGGTGGAAATGGTTGGAGCACACAATTTATTTCAAGTTTATATCCTGGCCATGGAATAAATATAGGTTATTCATGCTGTACTTGTACAAATGAAAATCCAAATGTTACAGTAATAAGACCAGAAGCAGGAACAAGTTGTTGGATGAAATCCTCTGTTCCAGTAGTTGATGGTGAGTGTTTAAATTTAAATGTTGTTAGAAGTAATGTAAACAATCAAAATAATCAGGAGCCACCATTATATAAAGATGGCGGTATTTTTTATTCTACTTTTGAAAATAGAATTAATGGGAGATTAGCAAAAGCAGAAATTAATGAATCTTCAACATTTATAATGGGGCAGGGAACAGATCCAGCATATTTTGTAGATAATAGATCTTTACCGGGTATTTCATACATACCATCATCTGGCGGATATTCACAAAATAATTGCACATATTGTTCATTAAGCCCATATTTGAGAGACCTTGCACACAATCAATATACTTGGGCCTATGATTTATTTTGTGCAGGAAGAGTTGAAGGGGGTCCAGCAAAAACTTATAATTTTCCTTTAAGTTTTATAAAAACTGGAATGTGGAATTTGAATCCCTCTTCAGGAGAAGGTTTAAAACAAGAAAAAATAAATGGTGGCTCAACTGATGCTGATTCTGAAATGGAACAGTGGACTGAAGTTTTAGGAGAACATACTTTTTATAGCCAATTAGTTGGCATGGTTCAACTAGAACACTATTGGGAATATACTGGTGTAAATAAATCAGATTTAGATGCAGCAGTTAAAACAATCCCATATGGGATACAACCCGGTGGAGATGTGCAAAATAGATGGAACTATTGGCTACAAAGAACAACTCCCAGAATGTTTGTTTTAAAATCTTCTGCAACTCCATTATTTATTTTTGATTTAGTTTATGCAGATAGATTAGGTATATTTAAAGCATTTGCCGATCCAGATCAGAGTGCAACTCAACCAGATGGCAATTCAGTCGATCCACCTACAATGACTATTGCTAAATTTTTAGCATATTTTAGTACATTTTCAAATTCATACTCATTTATGGGAAATACTCCAATAGATGGAAGAGGTAGAGCACAATATCCGCCCGGATGTGATAAAGGTTATAAGCATGTAAGGATAGTTAAAGAAATTTTAGATGCTATGTCTGAAGCCGGTATAATTGGAACTAGAGATCACAGACAAGCCATATACAATGAAATAAAACAAATTATAGAGACTGGAATTGAAAATGGAAGAAATGGAGCATATTATAAACCATGGGCACCAGGAAATTCGGTGTTTGTAACGCCATCTGATTTTGATAAATTATATGCAAAATATTACACACCTTATCAGAGAATGTGTACTCCAAAAGAAATGTTTCCAGAAGAAGGAGACACTGGGCTAGGATTATTTGGACCAATAAGAAAAATTATACCACCTTCATATTTGACTTTTCCAGATTTAAAGTGGAATGCAAGTGATTGGAAAAATAATCATGATGGTGAACAGCCACCAGCACAACCTCCATTTTTATATATGGCAAATACAGTAGATCCAGATGATATTTTCAATGAAAAAAATATACCTATTGTAAATTGCAGAACTGGTGGGAATCTTGGAGATAAAGAAAGAAAAAGAAAAATACAAAATCTTCAATTTTCAAAATATTATGGTAATGGATATTACAATGTGGATTCTCCTGATTATGTAAATAGTCAATTATTTTTTAGAGCAATTCCCGGTAGGTGGTCATTTGTAAAATGGGCATCGATGACAACTATGAATGAATGGTGTAACCGCCAAACAAATCCATGTAGTGCATATGAAATATACGGAGCCGGATCACCACCATCTACTGGAGAGCCCGGTTATCTTTGGCATTCTGAAGGTGTTCGTACAATTTTATACAATTATGGTGATGATTTATTTGGAAACGGATATCCTGGAATGTGTAATGGAATAAATCCAAAATTGATAACACCAAGACCAATTCAAGGGTCCCCTCCCGGTACAAATTGTGGAGACAATACCACAGATCAAATAAACACTTCTGTATACAGAACATCAAGTGCAAATTGTGGATTCCAGTCAATAGCATGGGATGCCAGTGGAGCACCGAGCACAGTTAGATGTACTCCTGTTTGTACGCCACCAAATGATTCCTGCTGCAACAGAGAAGTATTTTATTGTGGTTGTGAGTGCTCTGCAATAAAAGATTGTGCAAATCAAAATATTGCAGTAAATGGAAATAGCAATTGGAATTCAAATTTAACATGTGAACAATTATTTGGTAGATCTTGTTGTCAATGTATTGGGAGAGATCCAGAAGAAAATCTAACAGTTCAGGAATATATTGATCTATTAACTGGTCCTGAAAGAAAATGCGAAACTTGCGGTGATGATTGTAATTTTGGTTGTCCAGATGAAACACAACAACCATTTACATTTACCGATAATATTGAAACTGTCAAAGATGACGATGATTTGAACAAATTATTACCACCAGAATCTGTAGCAGATGACAGAGATTATATTTTTAAAGGTCTTTTTGGTAGCGGTGACCCAAATATTCCTAGTATAGGAGATGGTGAAAGTGGTGGTGGACAAAATCCATGTGAAGTAACTGGCTGTGATAATATTGAAACTGGTCCACAATTAGGCGTCGGAGCATGTGATCCAAATTGTGGATATAATGGAATTGCATATGACAAACTTGCATTTGTATTGCAACAAAATAATTATAACTGGAGTAAAAATCCAATTACTAGTGATGGAGATGATTGTCCTCTATGCACGTGCTCTGGATATAATACTTGCTATGTAAGGTTTGCTGGAAAAGTTCAAAATTATTTACCAAATGCACAAACTGGATTTTATGAACCACAAGAGAGTAATGACGGAAATCTATTTGATACTGGACCAATAAACATGGAAACACCCATTCATTTAGTTCCAACTAGTATTGATGGTGGTGCGGGTAAAGCGGCGGTAGCGTGGCTATCGTGCAGTGATTATAATACTTGTGGTGACCCAGCAAGCAAACCATGTGTATGCAATACTCAAATTAGTTTTAATGATTTATTATGTCCGGGTGCTGTTGCCAAAGCATATACCCTTGGTCCCGATTGCAATATTGGAAATAGATGGTGTGGGTATTATCGTTCAGGTAGAGTCATACTCGGTGAAATTAAAATTAGTGATGTGCTAGATCAAAATTATGAATATGTTTAAAGGATTTATAAATGACACATAATGGTAATAAAACAGTTGTTGTAAATGGAAATATGATGGAAGTAAATATTTCCGATCTTTTAGATTTAACGGATGCAAAACAAATGAAGATATTTAATGAAGAAAGAAAAAAAAGATTTAAACCGTCTTTTTATTGTGGGTTTGGTATTAAAAGTTTTGGTTTGGGAAATGTTATAGACAAAATAACAACTTATACTGGAATTAAAAAAATTATTAAATTAATTTTTAAAGAATGTGGTTGTGAAAAACGAAGAATTTATTTTAATAAATGGAATATATACGTACCATATTTTTTTATTAAATTAAATTTAAAATCTTCAATAAAAGATATTGAACCAGTGCCAATGACACAGATTAAATTGTCGGATCCTAGCGATGATGGTATTAAAAATATAAAAATACCAAGATCTGTGGTAAAAAAATCAAACTCGGGATGTGGTTGCAATAAAAAATTCAATAAATAATTATATGGCTAAAGGTAAAATTAAAAACACCAAAAAAAAGCCTACTGAAAACAAGTACTATTACTTTGTTGCTCATGTAGATCCTAATGGTGATGTCATTCCCCTTTTATTGACAGATATTGAGTTTGAAAAAGCCAAAGCAAGGGCAGAACGAAATCCTGAAGACGTCCCAGTGGATTTCATTGCTTTTACACAATGCCACAAGGATAAATAATTTACCATGACATGCGTACAAAAATTAATAAACTTTCAAAATGAGATTAGACTCCATCACTGGGGAACTAAATCTTATTCAGCACACAAAGCTCTAGGAAATTTATATGAAGGTCTTGATGATTTAATTGATACTTTTACTGAAACATATATTGGTGTTTATGGAAAAGAAAAAATTAAACAAATTTCAGATCTTCAACTAAATGGTCCATACAGAACATCTGCCGAACAAGTAGTAAATTCTCTTGAAGATTATTTAATGAATGAAATTGAAAAAGAAATAGAAAAAGACCAAACATCATTGTTAAATATACGTGATGAGATGCTTGGTCTGGCCCAACAAACCAAGTATCTCCTGACGCTCACCTGAGCACAGGAGTAAAAATGAAGATTTCAGAGTTAGTTTACGAAATTCGGTCTCTAGCTCGCAAGGAAACAGATCCCTTAAAGAAGGATCTGTTTTTTCAATGTGCCAAAGCACTTGAAGTGTGTGGTAATCTCGCAAAGGTTGCAGATCTCGTTGTTGCAGAGCATTACACAACACTAAAGCCAGCAGTAAATGAGTTAGATGAAATCAAATGGCCTATTGATGAAGTTACAATCAAAGGACTTGAAGATCATCTAAATGAATTAGAACGCTGCAGCATGTTGGAAAAAAATGATCGTTGGCCATATGGAGCAGACATTTTTTCTAAGTTTACTGTTCCTGTAGCAATCGAACATCTACAAAAGGAATCAGAGCAGAATAAATCTTAGGTGGAATTGTTTTGTGACTTTTGACCTTCATAGTCGAAGGCATTAGTTTCATTATAATTCTGCTCTTGTAAGGACTCTTTTTGTACATCCAATATCTTCTTGTTTCTTCCATCAAGAAGTGGGTGTAGATGTAACAGTTGGCTTGCTTGGCATAATACTTGGTATCTATTGGAAGATTAAATTGCTTTATTAATTTCATAGCGCGTTTTTCACAATCGCGTTCCATAGCACGAACCAAGAAAAAAGCCCTCTTTACAGTTTGAGGGTTGTAGTCTTTTCCAAGCAACCAATTTTCTACTATTACGGAAGCTTTGTCCGATTTTCTATAAATTTGTATGTCGTTTATATATTGGAGGAAATGGCAATATTCATGAACTAGGGTGGATAAAAAGCCTTCCCCGTTGCCCGCCATTTTTATCAAAATTTCTCTATCGTCAAAGAATCCGGGGCACATTATGCCATTGCAGTTAACCTGCTTGCCTTTTCCAATTACCAATTTTCCACCGTATTGTTTTAAGTGATCTCTCACAAACTTTACGAACTGATTGATTCCCTGTGCCATAGGACCTCCTCAGCCGTATTATTTAGGATAATACTTGACAGTCAAGAATTGGGTGCTATATTATAGCAACTTCTTATAAGAAAGGAAAGTGTTATGGAAATTACTACTGTTGATCGTCCGACCAAGATTCAGAGAGTGTTTGATTACATGCGTTCTGGCCGTCCGCTAACGGCTGGAGAGGCACGGAAGCGTTTCCGCGTCAGCAACATGCGCGCCACGATGCATGACCTCAAGGAGGCGTTTGACCGCCTTGACAGCAACTACACCGTAGTTCGCATGACCCAGAATGGTCGTAGCTACTACAAGGTTACTCGTAACCGCGCTCGTTAAAATTTGTAGTTAAACATTCAAAAACCCTCCCATGTGGGAGGGTTTTTTTTATAGATACAATTCTACTGTAAGTTGGGCTGGACCAGAGAACACACAATATAAAGTTTTTGGAAGTGATGTTCCATACAATAGTAAAATATAACTTTGATCATACCCAGGAATTCCAGATTTATAATAACCTGATATTAATTTTTGTTGTAAATTGGAATCTGTGTATATATCTACACTCCATCCTTGAAGTGATATGTGGCTTAAATCTAATTTAAGATTTCCAGTTATTGGTGTAAACGATAAAGATGAAATAACTGATGATGTTCCTGAATATGATCTATTAGTATAAATTGCATATTTTTGTGAAAATGTTACTTGATCTACAGTAATAGAACCAGGAGCAATTGAAAAATATACGCTATTTACATATGGAAGTGTTTTATTTCCATTTAAAGCATAAGAAGAATATTCTATACCATTATCACAATCCTGACATGAACTCCAATACGAATAATATGTATTTCCTAAAGATTGAGCTCTTAAATACGATTGATATTCATTTTGATTTTCATAGCAGTTTTCTTTTATTAAATTAAGATCATATACGACCAATGAACCAGTATTGTTTTGTGGTTTTTCAATTATTGAAACATTTGATTCACCGCGAATATAAAAATTTAATGTTGTTGAATTTGTTTTTAAATTTTGATTTGTTAGTGTTGAACCTGTAATATACAACAATTCAGTTTCGTCTTTTAATTTTACAGAACCGTATGTTTTTATTCTTCCTGAATTTAAAGTAGATCCTACTATTTCAACATATTCCTCAAAATTAAATGCCGAACCAAGTACCCCAGAATCTTTAAATTTTGTATTTTTTTTGTTTGGCAGAGTATTGTAGATATAATTTGCGGCGGTTGCTCCACCAGTATAGCCAATATTTAATTGTGGAACACTTAAAAAGTTTTGTTTATCAAAGAATGTGTAATTTGATATTGCAGTAAATCCAGAAGATATTGTGCCTACTATTGTTTTATAATCATTAAAATTTGAAGAGTATGAAAAAGTTCCGCCGATATATGTTCTTATATTAGCTATTTCGTCATAATATTCTGTATTTGTAAAATAAACAGTACTTCCTACAGGAAGGTTTGAAAATATTCTTTTTAAAAATACTCTATCTGAATTATTGTATGTGTCAGAATAATCTATGTAACAAGTAGAACCGTCTATCGATATTGATGGAATTGTAACAAACCAGCATTTTTGAAAACATGGGTCCATTGTTGTTCCTTGAACAACAATCCCTGTATTTGTAATGCTGCGTACTTTATTAAGAATATATGACATTTATTACGATGCAAGGAAAGTTATAATTTGTGTTCCCGATCCTGCTTGTACCCAAATTTTATCTGTGTTTGATATATCCAAGAATATGTTATCACCGGGGTCCATTGCAAATCCAACAGATCCGCCAGCAAAACCAGATGTATTACCTATATAGACGAAATCTGTATTTGTTGAAAGTGCTTTCAAATTTACACCTTTACTTGATGTAAATCCGGCAACGTCTAATTGCGAAGCAGAAGTTGTTGCACTTACACGATTATTTTTGAAAGAAGATGGACGAGTTATTGCAAAGCCACCAAGATCGCTTCTAAGACCTACAACCTGTCCATAAATGGCTGTCATACCGGAGAGAATTGCAACATCGTTTATGTTTGCAGTTCCACCTACGGTTACGTTTACTGCTGTTGCACCAGAAAGACCGACTACTGTTACTGTAGAAGGAATTGTTGCACTTATTGTTGCGCCGGTGATATTTACGTTCAACGCACCGTTTGTGTATGATAAAGAATTTCCGGCTTGATCGACTAGGTTTACATAAACATAAGTTAATCCAGATGGACCCCATACAGAAACAGAGTTTGTTGATTTGGAAAGTGGTACGCCACCAGTAACTTCTACTCTGTATCCGGTTGCAGTTGCAACATATATTGGAGAACTTGTAACGCCTGTTACAGTTACGGTTCCAGATACTGGAACTGGAGTTCCACCACCGATTCCTTGAACATTGATGGTTCCGGTAAATCCAGAAATTGTTGCTGTCATTCCAGCGGCTATTGTTACTGGTAATGGATTTGTAGAGTTGACCATTGTGGCAACCGCATCAGTACCATATGCCAGTTTAATCAACTGGTAATGGCCTGTAATACCACCTGTGCCGACATAATCGGTGGCGATGCTTGCGGTTATACCAGATGTAGTGATTTGGATTGAGTCTGATGTTGCTCCCATAGGATCCTCTAAATAGTTCTAGAATATTTAGGTCTAAGTAATTATTGAACTTTATTATTTATGAGGTATACTGTTATATGTACATTGATGATACAGCCAAAGAAAAATTTTCAAATAAGGTTTTAGAAAGAGTAAAATCTACTAAATTACCTTTTATGGATTGTGTTTTAGAACTTTCAGAAGAAATGGGATTAGATCCATCGGCTGCTGGAAAACTTCTTACAAAACCTTTAATTGAAAAAATTCAATATGAAGCCCAAGAATTGCATTTGATTAAAAAATCCAAATCTCGTAAGCTTCCAATTGACTAACTAAAACCGCGATATATACTATAGACAACTATTAGGCCGAGGTAGTTCCTCGGGGAAAGATAATACTATGGGTTTTTCAGACTTTAAAAAGAAGAGTAAGAATTCAGTCGCATCCCTAACCGAGCGTCTTGACAAGATGAACTCCAAGGAGAGTTACAAGGACGACCGTCTATGGAAGCCGGGAATTGACAAGGCAGGCAACGGATATGCCGTAATTCGCTTCCTACCGGAGATTGAGGGTGAGGATGCACCCTTTGTCGCAGTTTACAGCCACGCATTTAAAGGCAAGGGCGGCTGGCTATTCGAGAACTGCCCAACCACGCTAGGAGAGAAGTGCCCAATTTGCCAAGCCAATACCGAACTGTGGAACAGTGGTATTGAGGATGACAAGAACATTGCTCGTAGCCGTAAGCGTAAATTGACTTACATCTCAAACATCCTTGTCCTTGAGGATCCTGCTAATCCAGAGAATAAAGGTAAAAACTTCCTCTATCAGTATGGTACCAAGATCTTTCAGAAGATCCAAGGCTTGGCCCATCCAGAATATCAAGATGAGGTTGCAGTTGATCCGTTTAACTTTTGGACTGGTGCAGACTTTAAAATCAAGATTCGCAATGTCGGCGGTTATGTAAACTATGACCGTTCGGAATTTGCAGCTCCAGCACCTCTATTTGCTGGAGATGACAAGAAGCTTGAGGAACTTTGGAAGAAGCAGTATTCTCTAAAGGAGTTTACTGACAAGAGTCAGTTCAAGAGTTACGAGGAACTACAGGCTCGTCTAAAGAAGGCAACTGGCGACGATATCCGTGCCCAGTTTACCGAGAAGACCATTGAGGATGATGTTACTGAGGACCCAGTGGCATCGGAGGAAATTGAGGAAAAGGATCCTCTAAAGTACTTCTCCGAAATGGAGAATGATTGAGAAAAGCCCCGCAAGGGGCTTTTTTTATGCCCATGTAGGTCTATCCATTGCCGATTCCGATCTATCATTAAACGCTAGATTGTTTGGTGATATTGTTGGCAATTCATCGTGAACATTTTTATGATCTGTATTTAAATTTGATGATTGTTGAATATATTGTGCAACATTTTCTAATGCAGGTACAATATCTTTAGTTATTGCTTTTTGAACTTGTTTGTTTACATCGGAATGACTAATCGGAGGCTGTTGATTTAATGTTGAACTTGTAAGTTGTTGTGATGCTAAAAAATTTGACAAAGACTTAAAAGTATCATTGTTGCTATCCAAACCAGTCATCAAGGACGATTGATTCAACATATTAAATGCTGTAGATTGATCAAACTGCAATGTTTGCGATTCTAGTGCAATTGGAGGTTGATCTTGAGATCCCATAACATTTTTTTCAAATTGGAATGGGTTAAATGAATCTGGTTTTGAAAAATCGGAAGCAAATGGATCTATTTTAATATTTTCCGACGGCATTGCCATATCACGATACACAGTCGGTGTAGCAATTTTATCGCTAAATGCAGTTTTTTCTGCATCAACATTTATTTGAATTTTGTTATCTTCATTTATTGCCATTGGTTATTAATTTCTTTTTCTCTTCTAAGTTGTTCTTGTTCTTCATTAAAATCAATTAACAATTTAACATACAATTCTCTTTCCCAAAACATCATATTATCAAGGTCGGCAATACTAAGATTTAATTGTTTAAACAAATTAAAATTTGTTTTGTAATAATCAATCAAGTCAAAGTATTTTACCGCCAAGTAAAAAAAGTTAGTGGGCCACTTACCTCGCTTTCGTTTGATTCATTTTTAATTGTAACAAACAAGGTAGGATCTGAAGAAGCAAAACTGTTTATTTGTTTTATTACCGATAAGGGAAGATTATCTATTAGTTTTTTAAATTCTTCTGGAACAAATTTATTAAATTCGTATATTTCATTTTCAACACATAATTTTTCTAAACATGCTTTTATATAATCTTCTTGATCAAAAGACTTCGAAGATACTATATCTTTTATAGTTGGAGTTTGTAATGTCAATATCATGCTATCATTTAATTTAATATTCAAAGTTTGAATACTGTTTTTAAATTGAATGTTATTTATGTTTATTTTTTGTGGTTTTCCATTTACAAGAAGGTTCAGTACTTCATCAACACTTTTGGATCTTATTTGTAAAAACAAATACTCAACATCTGCTAGACACAATGATTCTATATTTTTGATATTAGAATTGTCTTTTACACAATCAATCATTGCGTTAAGAGCAAGTTTTTTATTGTCCTCTTGCAAAATAATTGATATGTTTTTGGCGTCTTTAACTCTGAAAGGATTAAACTTTACAATCTGTTTACTGTATGGCAATTCCACCTCATATGAAGGAAATGCCATTTTTAATTTTTCAATCAACTCCATAAATACTCCTATTACTCGATTATATAATTTCTAAAATTAAATACTACTTGTGCAGTCAAAAATTTATCAATAGTCGCTTCATTCAATTCTATTGGCAATGCTTCTATTGGATATACCTCACTAAAAATGTAATTTCCACCAGAGACCCGCTCTCCGTTCATATCCAATAAAGAAACTTGCATCTTACAGGGTCGTACAATATCATCATAATACGGTACTGTAAATGTATTAGTTTGAAAGGCGTTGGTGGAAGAGTTTCCATAAAGTGTATCAAACCATCTGTTTATAAACCTTAATACCCATTGATTTCCGGTTATTGGGACGGTCATTACGATTCCACCAATATATCTTGTGGACTTGGGAACCATTCTTCCGTATCCGTATCCACTTAATGCATCATATACAACATCGGTTGCTCTGCCGCCAAAAGATACGGCATTAGAAAAGAATGTTTTCTCTACAACAGAGCCACCATTAAACAATGCTTGAATTGGTTCTGATAAATTTAAAAATTTAACTTTATACCTATTTGGTCTCTGCAAACCACCGTTTGATTGTATGTAATTTTTAATTACTTCTATTGAATTATCTGCCATTTGTGAATAGTTCTCTTTCTGTCAATAGTTTGAACTCTATGTTGTTTTTTTCACAAAATCGTTTGGCCGCTTCCCATTTTGCATTGTTTATGGCCCATGTATACTTTTCATTCTTACTTGCATTTTCTTTTAACATGGTTTGTTTTTTTGGTTTTACTTCAATTAACCATGTTTTTTTATTTCCATTGGCCACAAATTCTATTAAAAAATCTGGATAGTAGTTTTTTATCTTATTGTCAATTGGACTTATATAAGGTATGGCAATTTCTTCAAATGCCCATTTCAAAATAGATGGATGGTCATCACAAAATTTACATACGTTTCTTTCCCATAAAGAGCGACATGTTATTTTTGTATGATCGCCAACATATTTTTGAATATTTTTGGGATTATACTTTGTTTTGTATGCCATTACAAAATATTTATGAAAAGCATAAATATTATAAATGGCTTATTATCAGTACCCAACATCACAAGATAGCAATGAAATACCACTATGGTTAAACTTTTTTGCTGCTGAATATTCTCTTATAAACACAGAGAGAACCCGTGAATCTATAATAAGCAGAAGTTTTAATCAACTTAGACTGCCTTTACCAAAAGAACCCGGCTATAGCCTTATCCATCAGTTTGGAGAAGGTCAGAACCCAGTTGGGCCTGTCATATCTATGGCAGGAATGAAAAATAGTGGTGGTATGTCAAATTTTGGTACGTTGTTCTCCAGAGTATTGGCCCCGGTGACCTACTTTGCAGAAAGAATGTATGCCACCAGTACCTACAGAAGATTTTCTAACGTGACAGAACTTACTATGGTGTCTGAAGCCCGTAAGTCATATTATCTGGAATACATATTTGTTCCAAAAAATGAACAAGAATCTTATAATGTTTCGGATATAATTGGTTCATTCAGAAAGTCATCATATCCAACTGTAGCAAATGGATTACCAGAAAGAACATATCCTCAAAATTTGTGGGTGTTGACATGCACGGATGCTTCTGGAACTGATTCTGGGCTATCTGCAAACTGGCTTGGTGAACCCCTTCCATGTGTTTTGAGCGGTATGTCTGTCAAGCACGCAGACATTAATGATCCAGTAGTAAGATACTTGCCGAATCTAACCTCATCCGCAATAATGGTTGGATTGAACTTTACTGAGTTTGAAACGGGATCTTACGTACCAGATGCAAATGCAACATGGTCAAAGTCCGAAGTATCTGCATTTTATTTTGGTAATAATGAATAATATGGAATAAAGTAACTATGAAATATTTTGAAAAATTACCAAAAATAAATTATGAAACAACCGCTGGAACTTTTACAGTTACCACTCCATATGCTTATTATAAATTTGATGTTGACTCTATTCTTAAACAGGATTATGCAATAGACGCCAAAACAACTTTATTAGAAGCTGGAGCGATGTTGTATAAAGATGCAAACTCATTTTGGTTATTTTTACTTGCAAATAAAAAAATAAATCCCTTTGATTTAGTCCCTACAAACGTTCAGATATTCAATAAACAGAGTGAAGATAAGTATACTTTTAACGTATCCGGTTCTACTGCAAATCAATATGTTGTTTTAGGTAAACAATCTGTATTGGTAAATTATGATCCAACCAAATCAGATGGAATAACCGCAACTTATGGTGAAACTGGTCCATGGGATGTTTATGGAGATTTTGCTCTAGTTGAAAGCACAAATGCGTATAATAAAAAAATAACGGTTAAACCAGTTAAAGGCACAAAAGGAGATCTTATTATAGGAACTTCTACAATTAGCCCACTCGTAGGATTTGATTATTCTCCAGTAGTAGAAAATTATTCAACTTCTACAAAAAGTTTAACTGCAGGAACTGCAACAAAATATACTTCAAGTAAGGCTGGTTCAATAATTCCTTCCATATCTGAAACCACAATACAAGCTATTGCAGATGAAATAATTGAATCTGGATCAACAGGAATTGATTATACTGTTTCAGATGTGTTAATTCAAACACCAAAAACTGTAAAAGCATTTTTACCTGGTCAAGTTTCTAAGATATTTAATAACTTAATCTATATTAAATATAGTTGATATGAACGATACACGCTCAAATGCATTTCATTCTTCATTAGTTCAAATTGTGCTTGAAGACAATGATGGCGGTGAAACGGGAAATAGACCTACATTTTCTTATGACATAATGGCCAGAAATCCAGAGTGTGAATTTCACAGATTGGAAATGGAAGAAAATGTATTTGAAATATATCCTGTTGGTGCTTTAATTTTAAGAGATAAAAAAGATATATTATCTTTTATTAAGACAAATCAAGTTACAAATGTAAAATTAGTATTTCAAAATGCAACTGATAAATCATATATTAATTTATCAGTAACTAGTACAAGTTATGTCACAAATGCGGCATCTGATACTGAGCAGAACTTTGTTTCTATAAATGTTTCAAACTACTTTTATAAGTATTCACAAAAATCTTCTCTAATAAAAGAGTTAAACGTAAAAAAACCACAAGTCCACAAAACTAGTGATTTTATATCCAAAATTTCTAGAGAAATTTTAGATGTTAAATTTTCAAATTCAAAACCAACACTGAGAACATGCGATCCTACTGATAATTTTATATTGTATAGACCATTAAATCCAAATGGTCATCATTTAGAATCTGCATCAGATAATACATTTCAATATTTGATGTACTTATCTACTCTTGCTACAGGTAAAGATACAAAAAATCCAAGATTCATGTTTTGGACAGAATTTGGAAATACAATTAATTTTAAATATTTTCCTGAAACACCATTACAAGATAGACAGGCAATATTAGACAAACTAGATTCCTTTAACTTTAAATATGCAGTTTACAGCGGAGATGTTCCACAACAAAAATTTACTGTAGATAACTCCAATGTTACTTTTAAAAAGATTTATACTATAAGCACAGATCCTGCCGATCAATATGTTTCAAAAAACTATTATTATATAAGATCTGTTCCTAAATTTTTAGATAATAATCCCAAACCAGGAAATGCTGCAAGTACAGAATACCTAACATTATTTGTTCAAGATGATGGTCTTAAAAATAATACAGAAATAATTGCTTCTAGTGGAGCCATAAATGGAATTACTGCGGGATCGGATGAATTGCGATACGAAAGCGAATGGGGATATCATGCAAAATACATGTCTCCAAATCATGATAACGGAAGTTTGATATCGACCGAATATGGAGTAAGCCCAAAATATGCACTATTTAATTATATGGGTGCAACTGGTTTTATGAACTATGTCGATTCTGGCCACATGTGGAAAAATATATTTGATTTTACTCCTGTTAGCCCAAACTACCCACTTCCACCAACTGGAAATCCAAACACATTTAATTTACAAAAAATAATCGATATCAGATATCAAGTATTAAGTGGAAATAATTTTTCTAATAAAAATTTAGAACTTATAAGAAAGATTGAAAAACAAAATTTTATCTTGTATACTTTGTGTTGTATGGGAGAAGACACAGAGGACTCTTTCTTTGCAGAATTGATACAATATAGACCAGATCAAAATGCAAAGACTGCAGAAAACGGAAAAGGTCTTAAATTTAGATATAGATGGAAAGGTTTAAAATATACAACAAAAAATACTACGGGCAATGATGGTGGCACATACTATACAGATGTAGAAAATTGGGAATACGATCCAAATTTGCAATCAACTGAAGGTGTTGTTATTAATGGAAAAACATATCCAGACAGCACATGGGCAATAAATTTAAATGAAAGGACTGCAGGTCTGGGAACACCAGATTATTATCCTCCCGGATGGGTTAGTTCAAATTTACCATCAGGATTTAAATATAGACCTGTTGGGGCGTATGATACCACATTTAATCCAGAAGAGGGAACAATATCTCACATAGTTAGAATGTACAGGGTCAGTGCAGACAAACTATTGGTTGATTCTGGAGTAGAAGTTCCATATGATTTAATTGGGGCAAAGATGTATTACTTTACAGTTGAAAATATCGTAGATGGAACATGCAGTTAATTATAGGAAATTATCATGAGTGACGCAGGACAAATAAAAATAATTGGAAGTAATAAAATGAAAGCACCAATTTATCCATTGGTGTCTGTTAGTGAATATACATGTGCAAACGCTCAAATAACCAAAGGATTTACAAACGCTCCAGATAGTTTAGAATATTGTTTTGAAAAATTTCCAAAGATAAAACAAGTTGCAGAAATAATAGGAATAACATCTTCTGCTAGCCTATGGACCGGACCAGGTAAACAATATGATCCAAATAATTTAAATGATATTTACTTACCAGATCCGTCCGAGGAGATGACTTTAGTAAAACAAAACATGGGAGACGAATGGCTTGGATGCTACTGGCCAGCACCAGATGCTCCATTTAGCACAAACTGTCCAGACATAAATTCTAGATATGAAGCATATTTAAAACTAAGATTAAATATAGCAACATTTTGGAACACACCCAAAGAAACTCCAGTAAAAAGAAGAGAGTTTTTGGATTCTTTAAAATATGCTAGAAAACTTGATCTTGTCATATCAGGTGATTTAAATCTAAAAATAGGGGATATTGTATATGTAAAAGCCGACAATATAAGTGGTTACCCATATTCAACGGGCCAGTCTGTTATGAACGATTATTATTGGGTGATGGGCGTAAAGCACACATTCACAAACAGTGGAACACATGAAACCATGATTCGTGTATCGCAAATTTTGCATACATATTACTCAAATAGCCCGAGCGGGTCTAACACAACAGTAAGTTCTAGTGCTGGTGGATTCAACTTGCCCGGGATAGGATCATCCAATCCAACCAGTCCGTTTACACCACCTGATAACGAGATATGGGGTTGATAAATATTTAAAATGGCAACTAAAGATTTTTCAATATATTTTGAGCCATCAGTCACCACCAACAGTAAGGTAGACATATCAACTGTTTCTGGATATAATTCCATAGTTCAACAGATACAACATGTTGCTAGAACGCAACAAAATGAATTGATTTCTGATATGAGTTTTGGATCAAAAATATATGACTACATATTTCAAGGAAATGTAGATAGAACTTTAATTAACATAACAATGGCGGCTGCTATACAATCAAGCATACCTAGATTGTCTAATGTTAAAGCCCAAATGTCTTATTATTCGACAGATTTGATAAAATTTGATGTTTATTTTTCAACATTTGATGGTGTCAATTTTCAGAAAAATTCTTATTGCAGCATAGAGGTCCCACTATAATGGCTTATAATTTAAACGAACTTAAGGTTGCTTCTCTAGATTATTCTTATATTGTAAATTCTTTGGTTACTTTTTTAGAAAAGCAACCTGAACTAAAAGATATAGACTTTAGAAATAAAGCAAGCGCCGCCAATATGATTGTAAACATATTAGCTACTGCAACTGCTTATAATGGAATATATACACAATTAGGTTTAAAAGAATCATTTGTGTCCACTGCATCTTTAATTGAATCTTTGGTTGGTATAGCCTCTAATAGTGGTATTTTGATTTCTCCTGTAAAATCTGCAAAATCTGTTGCAACTACAACTAAAAGCATTTCTGATTATACAAGTTTTGATGCTATAACACCGGATGGAAGTTCAATACATTTTTACAATCCAGATACTATTGTAGGTGCTTCTGGTGGATCTAATGTCAATTTATACGCTGGTTCCGGTATAAATGTATATACAAATTGGGATTTTGAAACAGAATCAATGCTACTTCCATATACTGTAGATCCCGAGACAATAAGTCTCTATGAAATAACTGATCCTTTTAATCCAACAACAAGTCAAGTAAAATGGACAAGAGTAGAAAAATCATTCTTATCAACAGTAGACAATCAGCAAATATTTACGGTTCAAAATTCACCGTTAGGATATTTGGTAACAACAAATTTTGCAAATGCTAAGTTACTGACAACTAGTTCTTCTGTAATGGTAAAGGCTGTTGTTTCTGCAGGGGCAGTTGGAAACAGCGCAACAATATCTGATCCAAATTCATTGTTTTCATTTATAGGCACCCCATCTGGTGGATACAACACTTTGTCTGTGGAGGCAACACGAGCAAAAGTATTGTTTGGACTTAGCCAAGACCGTTGTGTTACTTTACGTGATTATACAAATGCAATATTGTCGTCTTATATATCAGGAACAGACGATGAAAGTCTAATTCAAGTTAGAAATGGAGATGTTACAGGTACTGTTAACGTTTATGTTGAAGGACTTTCTTCAGAAAATCAAACATTATTGTTGGAGTATCTATCTCAAAGGGCCCCGGCCGGAACTTCAGTGGTTTACGGACAATGATACCATTCTTTTTTACAAATCTTCCAGTAACTTTACAGTCTAAACTAGAAACATTCTTAAAAAGAGTGCTAGAAGCATATGGCTCTGAGTATTATAATGTTCAGGGACAATACTGGGCTGGCGATAAACTAACAGTAGAATCTTTATTTCCAGATTATATTTTAAAGGAATATGAAACCGATCCAACAAAAGTAAGAGTAATACCACTTATCAAAAATTATTTAAGATGGTTGTTTAGTATGGAATATGGTTACGGTGCTTATGTTAACTGGGAAAACATAAGAACTGGCTTATTGATGGATAGAAAACTGTTAGAGGGATTGGCAGAAGAATATTTTCCAGGTGAAGACTTTGCATCTTCGGATCTTCAAGATATTTTGCCAAATATAAGATCTTTTTCTTTATTTGCTGAACAAAATTATTTAAGAGTTAAAGGTACAACTACAGCAATAAGATATGTTTTAGTAGAACTATTAGATTTGCCATATAATACCACAACAGTGACAACATATTCTAACAATGTTATAAAGATTTATGGAACTGTTCCAGACAAATATAAGGCTTTTTTGAATAGAAACGTATATCCAGCAGGAACAACAATTATATACGAAAACGTTTGATATGATTAAAAAAATTGTGTCTTTGGCTATGTCAATAGCCTCTAGAGGATTTGATAATAATAAAATAGATATACCAACAAAACAACTAAGAGTTGTTTCCTGTTTTGGCAACAAAGACAACATTTCAGCCTGCCATCATTTGAAAAAAAGTAAAAATTCAGATTACCACTTTTGTAGTGGTTGTGGGTGTGGAGATAAAAACAATACTTGGCTATTAAAAAAGGATGGGGAGTATTCAAAATTGGACTACCCAGTTTTAAATTGTCCTTTAAAAATGCCTGGATTTACAAACTACGATCCAAATTATGTTGTAAAAGAAAATAAAGACAGAAGAGAAAAAATAGAAAATATGTCTTTTGAAGATTTAAAGTTAATTCAGATTACTGTTAATTCTGACCCGATAAAGGAGCATGATATTAATATTTTAAAGAATATGCTTAAAAATTCATAAATATTTTTATCATGGCCATAAACTCACGACAAGATTTTATAGATTATTGCTTCAGGGCTCTCGGAGCGCCAGTTGTTCAGATCAATGTAGATCCACAACAAGCCGAAGATCGTTTAGACGAAGCATTAGAATACATGTATGACAGGCACTTTGATTTTAATCAAAGAGCAGTATACATACACCAAATATCCGATACCGACATTGCTAGAAAGTATTTTGACACAACCTCATTTGGTCCTGCAAT